TCATTTGTCCTCATAGTCTTTAAATTCTTGCCAGCCGCCAATAGATTCGCCATCTACTACAATTTGTGGGAATGTTCTTGCTGTGGGGAATTGTTCAAATAGTTCTTCTCTGGTGAAGTCTCTATCTAGTTTCTTGTAAGTGTATGTGCTTTCGTTCATTTGTTCTGCTTTGTTTACTGCCATATCGCAAAACGGACAGTTGTCTTTACCAAATATTTCTATAATCATGTGTTGTTTCCTATGTCGTTGAGCTGTGCTTCAATCGAAACCATAACGCATCATCCTCGTTCTCAAATGATATCATTGCAATCTTCTGGTCTCTAATTAGATTAAAGTTCCACCCGTATTTTCCTTTCGCAGTAGTATTTATGTCGTCGAGTACTCCGTGAGAAATGCCTACATTCCTCCATGTTTCATCGGATCCATCGTAGTATTTACTCTCCCAAACTATTTCATGTGGGAAATAATGATTGTATCCACAGTCGTCTCGCCATGCAGGTCCGCTATAATCTTTAGCATCACACCAGTTACATGGCTCACCCTTTGCAACCTGAATGTGCCCTTCGGACTTACAGTGGTGTTCCCAGAATTGTCTATCAGTTACTTTCATCTAACAGTCTAGCAATACGTTCGTTTTGCTCTTCGATAGCCTTTGCTTGGTCTTTAACTGTCTTCTCTTGAAATGCCAACTGTTGTTTTTGATGCTCGGCTTTATCAATTTGCTCTTGGATTGTCATTTAAATCTTCCTCCATCTACGTTGTTACTGGTAGGCTCAATACCTACGTTCAGATCAACTTTAAAGTTATCGTTTAATTCTTTGCATACTTGGCTTAAAAAGTGTACACTAAACTCCGCTGTAGGTTCATTTGCTTCACGCAACCTTTCTACTTGTACTAAAAACTTTTCAGTATAAGTTAAATCAGTCTTCATGAGCAACTTGTTCTTTAGATTCACCATCTAGCAACTCTTGTTTGCGTAAGTGGCTGTACTTCTCTCGAATCTTGGCTCCGAGTTCCATATTGTTAGGTGTGTCGTGTATTAGTTGTTCTAATGTATTCATTTTAATATGTTCCAATTATGTTTTATAAACTCTTTTATTACATGCATACCATATGTTGCCCATGCAATGAACATGATCCATGATAATAATTCAATCATCTTACTTTATCTTTTCTTTTGATACTGCCCACACTACAAATATACCTATTGCAATTAATAAGTTACTCGAAACACTTAGGGCCGCCAACGTAGGCTCTATGACATCAAATCCAACTAATAGACTTAATACAACTAATAAACCAAATATCGCAACAGCTAATTCTATTAGATTTGCAGTAAATTTAAATACATTATTCATTTTGTATAAGACCTTTTAAGTTTGTTTAGAACTTTAAGACGTTGCTTTAGCTCTAGTTTAGTTTTAAATGGACCTTCATAACCATATGTAATTAGTGTGCTTAACTTAGGACAGTTGCCATGTTTCCAACCCTTCTCGAAGTTAATAGCATACCAACCTGCGGCATAGTATACTTTACTGTTCTCTGTCTTAGCAAATAACGGAATCTCTTCCATATAGTCTTCATCGCTAGGCTCAACTGGTACTGGACTTGGATAGTCAACAGGATATCCTTTAATGTAAAACGTTGCAGGAACTGTCACGTCCATCACAGTCTCTTCATCAAACACAAACTGGTTCTGGAAAAAGTCTGTTACTTCTTCTTGGTCTGCGAACTGGATTGTTTCTGTCCTGTCTAAGTAAGTGTATTGATCCTGTATAGTCTTATGCAGAATGCCAACACGTTTTGTATCGTCATTTACGATCCACGCATCTTCACTTATCTTTTGTAGTTTTACCGATTCTTTAAATTTAATCACTGTTCTTCTCCTTTAATTAAAACTCTTTCTTCATGTGGCTTGCCAAACTCTCTGGCGTATACTGTCTCACCTTTGTCGGGTGATTCATAAATATACTTCTTGCCCCAAGCGGGCCACTTCTCTGGGTGCTTGATCTTCTCGAACATAATATCGTAGTCAACATCTTCTGTTGTCTCTTTATCATTTGATTCGGTCATCAATGTCGCCCAAGTAACATTGCTTGATATGTAGTGACCTGGTCACCCATACGTTGCAAGTTCCATTTAGAGCAGAACTTCATGAAGTGAATGCCGATATTACTAGCCGGTTCTGTCTTCTTCTGCTCATTCATTCGTTGTATACATAACTCTTTAACTTCATCTGGTTGCAAAGTTAAGTCAATTAGTATCTCATTACGAATAAAATCGTCTCTAACCCTATGCTCTTGCTCTTCGTGGTCGACCCAACGTTGCAACATAAAGTTATTATAGTTGTATCCGCTCGATGCTCTGTCTTCAAAGGCTTCGCGAATACCTGTTTTGTTTTTAGTCCCTTTAAGTCTTGCGCCGGGATAACTTGCAAATACATTGTCTGAACTATCTCCTCTAACACACTTCTCGAATAGTACCCACTTAGGATCTACTGGTACCTTCTCTTCTTTAGTCTTTTTATCTATAACTACCTTACCGTCTTTTAACGTATGCCAACCTTCTAATGTAACTATCTGATCCGTAGTGCCGTTGTACTGCTGTACATTGGGTGCTAACAGTTGATAGAAGTCACTGTCTGTGCTTACTATCATATGATTAGACTCTGGATGTTGTTGTACCCAAGTAGCAATCATATCATCTGCTTCTGCAATCTCACATCTTAGTACGGTGCAATTAGTTTTGTTAGCAAAGAACTGAACCATGTCGTCATACGCTTCAAAGTATAACTCATCGTCCTCTTGTTCTCTAGGACTACGTTTGTCCATTGTTACTTTGCGATTTGCTTTGTAAGGCTTATAAAAGTCCTTACGCCATGAACGTCCTTCTAAACATATTACTACATGGGTGCCGTCAAACTTGTTCCAGCACTTGTTAATACTGTTAAACATAATGTGCATAGCCATACCAATCTTCATATCGATACTATCGCCACGTCCACCAACATGCTTTGCTCTCATAAACATGTTTAGTCCATCTACTAGTAGGTAATTCTCGCTCATTTATTGTCTAGTCCTTGTTCCATTATTGCATCAAACGGACTGTCTTCCGTCCATTGCTTACTTTGTATTTTACGCTCTTTAGCCGCAGAAGTCAAGTCTTTTATGAGATCAATATTCATGGTCTTATATGCTTTCATAAGCTCTAATATCTCATCATCGGATAAACTTGCCACGAAGTCTGAAATTGCAGGACCTATTACCTTATTGACCAATATAGCCAACTTAGTCTGAGCTGATGTTTGTTCAGTCATCGACGCCGTCCGTACTAGGACCGTTTCTTACTTTAATTACGTCTGAATTAGCATCTTGTAGACCAAAGTCCATATCAGCGTTCTCTTGTAACAATACTGTTCTACATATATCGTTGAACCATTTGTTAACTACACTCTCATCGCTCTCACCAGTGTATCCTTGTGCATGTAACATAGCAACAAACTGGTCATTCCAGTCTAACTCCATGTATCCTTGCTTAACATCTTCTGGATTAACTTCCATGTGTTTCACTTCTACCCAAGGTTCCTCTCTCAGTTCAGCAACTTTCTTATCACGTACTGACTGTGTCAGGTTACCAGCTTCGACATCAATGTCCATGTCAGATACTTGAGCATCAATGTCATTGTCTATGTCGATTCTAGCAAGTTCCTTGTTAAGTTCAACGCCTGTAAGTTCATACTCAGCCTTTGCTCTTAGTTTACTTTTGCCTGTTAGTCCCCAACTTGCGGGTAACATCCAAAAAGGTATTTTATTCGCCATCATCTTTCTCCTGTTTATCGTGCCATTTTAAACTGCACTCTGCACCACAAAATATGTGTTGCATGTCTTGTGTGTGGTATGGAGATGTAAAATATATCACTCCGCACTCACTACACTTATTCATTTACTATCACTACTGGTATAATCTCTGTAATAACACAGCCCGGGGTCTGTTCTACACGATTGTCTATTAATAGATATACTGGTAAGCCTGGCATTAGTTGGTCAAATATTGCATCCATCTCCCAGTTCTTTCCGAAGATATATCCATGTGCTGATTGTAGATTAAAACATCCTAGCATAAGAGCATCATAACTCCTGCCATCTTTAAACTTAACTCTGATAGCATTCTTGCCTAACTTGTCTGCACCAATAATGTTTGATGTCCATAAGTACATTGGTGTATCATCGAACAAGTGTTCATCGTGATGCGGGTTTATTGTGTGTCCATGATATGTTTTATTATCATTTGCCATATCGATCAAGGCTTTTTGTTTTTCATAGTTGTCTTCATTGTGATCCGCTTTTGCGTCCATTGATAAGAAACCTATCCACAAAATAGCAAACAATGTCCAATGAAACGGCACAAAGTATTTGCTTGTACTGGACCAAGGGCGTTCTTGTTTAATCTTTTTAAATATATTCATATTATTTTCCTATTGCATTTCCGTAAATATGTACATGCACTCGGCTTGTATAGTTGTAGCCACGTTGTATTGCTTCGTCGGCTATGGTGGCTTCTGTTTGTATTAGACCTTCGAACGTTCCACCTACGCCCATAATCCACACAGGGAAATTGCATCCTGCTTCTCGAAATAGTTTAGTGTTCTCTTCTACTTCTCTCCAACTCTCTTCTGATCCGTTTACTACGAACTTTAGTTGTCCGTGATTACTAACTTCTGCATACTTGCCTACTATCTCTGGGCATATTGCTTTACTATGTTTCTCTCCAGCAGTACTCCATAACTTAGGACTTACACTCCAAAACCATTCTGGCGTACCTAATGAGTCTGGAATCATTCCACCGTATTCATCTGTAGCATAAAATCTACTTGATATAAACTCTTCTAAGTCTGGTGTTACTGCTCTAGTACCATTTGTTTCTACTGTAACGTGAGTGTTATTCATCTTACGTCTAGCAAACTCTTCCAACACACTAATCATACCAGGTTGCGACTTCTTAATCATAGGCTCGCCTCCTGTAAATACCATGTGTGTTTTGTTTTGTGTTGCAGGATGTATAAAGTTACCGTGCGGTAGGTGAGCCTGTAGTTCGTCTACAGCCTCCTCTACCGTCTTATCGGTAATAAGGTGCTTAAAGCGTTTGCTCCAAGTGTAACTACTGTCACAGCCCTTATCAAAAACTGGTAAATCAAACACGTTGTCGATGTTTGTTAAATCAATTGTTTCGTACGGTAACTCATAAGTGCTAGGGTCAGTCGGATCTTTCTGTCCAAAGCCATTGCACTGAAGATTACATAAGAAGAAACGCATCCACAAACTAGGAATGCCTACATAGGAGCCTTCGCCTTGTGCTGAGTAAAACGTTTCACTATACTTTAGAGTCATGTTTTTCCTTCGTTTCTATATATTCGTCGTAATCCAAATCTTCTTTAGTTTGTTCGTTCTGTTCAAATATTGCCGGCACACTATCAGTTAGTGCAATCTCGACTAATTCAAACAAATCGTTATCTAAATCTAAGTCTGCTTCTTTGTGTATTAGGATCTCTAGGCAACTAATCCTTAGTCCGTTATTCATACATGTAGCAAAGTTGCTAGTACGTCTGTAATAACGTCTGCCTAGCTCTACAAGTTTAATGAACACTACTTGATTAATGTTGCTTACTTCTAATACAATCTCTTCTCCACCTACATTAACTAATGTAAGTAACTGTTCTAATGCTTGGTTAGTAGGGATAGCAGTATTAAGAGCATAAAACTCTAATGCTTCAAACACATCTTCCATAGCAAGTGTAGGATATAATCTTAATACTTCTGCTACGCTCTTACCTGTGCCAACACTTTCGCATATAGCACTTACTGGTACGAGTCCTTTTGAAACTATATAGCCTTTCTTCCTACGTTCTATCATACTTAACCTCTGCCATTAGCAAATGACTGCTGTAGTTTAATATTATCCATAAATTCTTGTTGTACCTTTGCCTCTTCTTTGAAGTTGCCTTTAAGTACTGTAGTCTGTGTAAGACTACTATGTGCCATAATGCCTCTATTCTCACAACAACCATGTGTGGCTTGTATGTAAACGCCAACGTTCTCTGAGCCTGTTGCTCTTTGAATCTCTCTAGCAATATCATTAGCAAGTTCTTCTTGTAATGTTCCACGCCTTGCACACCATTGTGCGATACGAGTATACTTGCTTAATCCAATTAGAGTCTCACCGGCAATTACACCAATGTATGCTACGCCTGATACTGGCTGGTGATGATGTGAGCAAACACTTTTAAGTTCACTACGCACAACCAACATGCCTTCGTATCTATCTTCTGTTACATTAGGAAATGCTGTTGCATTAGGCATAGGCTCGTACCTACCTGCCATTAGTTCTTTGATATACATTTTAGCAAGACGCCTACCAGTTTCCATACTGTTAGGATCGTTCTCAATATCAATAACTAGACTTTCTAATACTGATTCAAACTTAGGTGTAAGCTCATTGATGAGTGCTTCTGTATCACCTTCTTCCATGTACTTACTAATGTTACTACCAGCCCAAAACTTGCCACCGTCTTGTAAGATACGTTGTTTTATTGTGTCACTAATCATTGCTATTTATTTCCTCTAATGCCATAATGCTAATCATTTCTTCTAATGATGCTATCTCTCTTTTAAGTTCTAGCTTTTCTAATTTCTCTGAGTGGACTGTTTGGTCATCTACATGTAAGTCGTAATCATCTGATATTTGTTTATCCATTACCCTATGTTTATCTTTAAGGGTAACTAAATGGTTACGCAGACTTACTAATGAACTCATTATCCTCTCCTAATATGCCGTTGGACCAATTCTCTGCCACATCATTTGCATAATGTATGCTCTTATCTCGGACATTAATTGTGCCAAAGAGTGTATCCTGCTTAAATAAATGAACTATAAATCCGTTGTCATCTACTATTTCTGCTGTTTTTTCTGTCATCTCGTCATGTTCTCCTGTAAATCCACCGCACATTATTTCCACCACTCCTCGTATGGGAATACTATCCAATCTTTGTCTGTATCGTAGCCAACTTCCTTTGCAGTATAGTCAACTTTCTTACCAAAATTACTGGATAACTTATCATATATTGTACAGTACTTAGGTGCTATTGTCAAGCTATTTTCAGTAACTACATTATCTATCATGTTTAATGTTTCACCACTGTCGTTAAGGTCATCACATATTAAAATGTTCTTGAACTTGTATTTAGACAAAATGTGTGTTAGGGCAGGAAAATCTGCGATAACATGGTCTCTTAATGCTAAGTTAAAGCCTTCAAACGGTACACCAAAGTAATGACTGAGCATTACTCCCATGATATATCCGCCTCTACCAGGCCCAACAATAACATCAGGCTTATAATCATCGACTGCCATTTGTTGGCATATAGTTGCTACGTTGCTGTTAAGTTCTTCCCAAGAGTGATAGTACTTCATGTTATTCAATTACACCAAACACATCAGACTCGGATAGTATAATAAACTCTTCGCCATCAATTTCAATCTTGTCTCCATTGTTTGGTCCAAAGATAATCTTATCGCCTACTTGACATTCAAGCGGGATAACAATATCTAACTTACTTTTCTTACCTGGTCCTACTGCTATGACTTCGCCTTCTGCAGGCTTATCTTTAGCAACACTAGTTAGTATAATACCACCTGACGTTTTAGCCATGCTTTTTTTACGCTTCACTAATAGTTTATCGTGTAATGGTTGCATAATGATTCCTTATAAATTATGTTTACGTTTCAGCTTTGGCTTCTGCCAAGCCAATTCATCAACAATAATATCGTTGATTGTTTTTGTAGGCTCCCAGCCCAAGTTGTTCTTAGCAAATGTTACATCTGCATAAGTCTTAACCATGTCGCCTTCACGCGGAGCAACTAGTTGAGTGTTAATGTCTTCGCCTAGTTCAGTCTCTACTGCTTTAATAAGTTCTAGTACACTTACTGGTGTGCTGTTACCTAAGTTGTATGTGTTGTTTATGCCATTATCAAACATCTGATGTAATGCTAATAAGAAACCTCTAGCAATATCGTTGATGTGTGTATAGTCTCGCAAACATGTTCCATCAGGTGTGTCATAGTCATCCCCACATATATCAAACGTTTCGTTTGTTAATGCTTTCTCTACTATGATAGGTAGTACATGTACATACGGAGTCTTTTGATATCCGTTCCTGCCATCATTACTTCCTGCTACGTTAAACAATCTTAGAATGCTGTGGTTCATGTCATAAACTTCACTGTAGTCTTTAATTATTTGTTCGCATATCTGCTTTGTTCTTCCATATGGATTGATTGGAAACATTGGATCGGTTTCTTTGTAAGAGCCGTCTTCATGAATACTGTGTCCATATACACTACTGCTTGATGCAAACATAAAGTTCTTTACGCCAGCTTCAACACATACGTTTAGTAAACTAATAGTCTGCTCTACGTTGTCGTGATATGTATCCTTAGGATTAATTACGCTGTTAGGTACGCTGTTGTTTGCCGCAATATGTATAACACATTCAGGCTTAATAATATCTATTACACCTTTAACTTGTTTTGTATTAATCTCGAAGGGATACTGGACTACGCCTGGTATCTCACGTTTACGTCTATCAATATTAAATACATTATATCCACTAGCAACTAACAGTTCGCAGACATTACTGCCTATAAATCCACTGCCACCTGTTACTACAATTGCTTTCTCATCATTATTCATTATTATCTCCAATTACTTCATACAATGCCTTTCCACTGAAGAAGTCGTCTTTTAACTGTTGTGCTAATACTTCGTTATTGTCTGACATTAGCCAATTAAATGCTAACAGTTCTTTAATCTTATCAACCAACTTGTCTTTGTGCGTTAAGTAACTATCCCAACTCTCTGTCCATTCGCTTGGGTACTTAAATTTATCGCCATACATTTCTGTATAACTTAATCGGTCCGGGACCAATGGTGTCGCACCAACCAATGCTCCTTCAAAGCAACTAATACCTAATGTTTCTTGTGTGTTAGCACTGAACACTATCTTACTACGCATGAGTAAACTGTGATACTCATCCTTATTAAGGTTTCGTTCTTGTGCAACTACAAAATCTACATCAGGAAATTCTTTGCCTAAATCTTTAAATATCTCCACTTGCTTTTCAGGTGCTACCCTGTGTGGAAATAATACTATATCCGTTTTACTTGTAGGTACGTTGTACTCAGCAAGTAAGTCTACCATATACTCCATGGGCCATCCCACCCTGTGAATCTTATTAGTATCCACATTCGGGAATGACTTCATGAACAAGTCTATATGGAACTCTGTGGCAAAGAAGTTATGATCAAATACATTGAACATACTTTCTTCCGCAAGCCTTACCCAAGGAGCATCACCAATTAGTCTACCTAAAAAGTCTGCCGGGTCATAGGATCCTGCATGCCACATGCCACCAATTTTAACTTTAACACCTAATAACTCTGACATATATTTTAGTTGTAACACCGTTGGATTCCAAGCATCAGTGTAGAGGAAGTAATCTCCATCTTGTACTGTGCCATCTGCAAACATTTGACTAATAGTCTTTAACTGTTCACTTTTCCAATAGTTAGTTCCGCTAAAGTTTAAGAATGCCCCAGGAGTTGTATCCTGCGGTGCATCACTCGGTCCTTGTATAACTTTAACTTCTAGTCCTGAGGCTTCCATTTGCCTAGGCAACCACGTCTTCCACTGAGCGGTGTAGCGTGTTTCAACAGGTTCTAGCTCAACAATATAAATCATAATTTATCCAGCGTTTTTGCTTTCTTGGATTTCTTTTCTTCTATCACCAGCAAGGTTTTTGATATCCATCAATGCCTTTCTAGCTCTAGTACCAGCGGCTTTATTACCACCTTCGAACTTTTCGCTTTCTTCGATGTATGTTTCGAATGCCGCTTTCATTTTTAAATGAGCTTCCATAATATTCTCCTTAAGAATTGTTTATTATTAATCATCAAGTCCCTTAACATAAGTTGCTTGACTGTCGTCCTTATAAGGATTTCCACCCTCATACCAACTACCCTCAGCTCTTTCCGTTACCGGAACATCACTATAAGGATAATCTATTTCGCAACCGTTTTCATTATCTTCGGCTACTGAAATCTTTATATCACGATTAGGATACTTTGTTTGTATCTCTGTCGCAAGTTCATTTGCAATCATCTCGCATGACTTAAAGTCCAGTTGTATAACGTCTCCGCTATACAACCTTTCTAGCCAGCGTTTAAACTGTATAAATTCAATGTCTCTATCGTTATGGAATATTTCTATCCAAACTCTAAAGTAAAAAGTATGTCTGTGAGGGTAACCTAGAAAAGATACATCGTCCCAATCGCCAGTAGCGAGTAGAGGATCTGTGTCTGCTCCAGGATACTTGTGAATTCCTTCCTTTGTAAATGTTACCCAAATACTTCTCATCAATCTTCCTTATACAATATTAGTTGCTTGTGGGCCTTTCGGTCCTTCTTCGACATCGTATGATACTTTTTGATTCTCATCAAGTGAAGCATACCCGTCTGTTTTTATAGCTGAAAAATGTGCGAACACATCCTTTCCACCGTCGTCAGGTGTAATAAATCCAAAACCTTTAGATGTATTAAACCATTTTACTGTTCCATTTGCCATTTTATTTCTCTCTTTATGAAGTCTTACCTTCGGTTATTAATTCTAAAGGTAATTCCTTCAAAATATTACTTGCCTTACTCAAAGTGTTACCTTAAAGTTAAACATGAAGATGCTTTCATCTTCGTAATCCTGTGTGTATTCGTTTGCTAAACCAATACTAAATCTTTCTGTAATCGCATAACTAAGTTCTTGTTCTATTCTCAAGTAATACTCATCACTGTTTTCGTGTAGTATTTTATTAGTTAATGTTAAATTTGCTGTGGGCTTGTACTCTACCCAAATACTAGTTCGTAGAATCATTTCAGTATCCATAGCTTTCAAGTATGCTACTGATGACTCCGTACTAATCTTCCATTTGTCGTTCTTGAATACTTTGTATCCGTACCCAACACCTGCTACTGTTCTTAGTGAGTAGTCTCTAAACTTGTCTGCATCTGTTTGTAATACAGCAAGTACATACATCTTTTCGTTGATGTCTTTGTTTAACTTCCAGTTAGTATACAAACTTTGTTGACGTTTATCGCTGTCTGCATAACTTGTATAAAAGTCTGCTTCAACTGTGTACTGCCAACCGTTCTCTAATTTTGTTCTATGGTCGAAGTCTAAGTTAATCTGTACATCTTCATCTACATTAAAAAAGTCTCCACCTCCACCAATAGTGGTGTCTGCATTGGCTTCTTGTGCTACTAACATAAAGAACATAACAACTGCCGCTATCAACCACGGACTAAAGTTGATTAAAAAGTTTTTATCGAGTTTATTCATTATTTGTCCTTTATCTCATCAAGAGCTTGTTGTCTAGTCATGCCCATTTTGTCTAATGCTTCAGTAATTTCAAAGTCGTAATAAGCACCTGTGAACTTCCTCAATTGATTACGCTCTGTTAACATTACACTCGAGTCCCATATCATATACCCACCGACTGTACCGATTAGTATTCCTATAAAAATTTGTGCAATCTCTACTATCAACTGTTTCGTCTCCTTTTGTTATAGAATCTCTTCTTAGGTTTAGGATTCTCCGCTACGATTTCTTCCTCGTATTCTTCATCATTATCATCGAAGTCATCTTCATTAAAGTTTTCTAGCTTTGCCTTAAACTCTGTGACAAGTACAATCATATCTTCTATATCAGACTGGTCTTCGTGAGTATCAATTTCTAATTCTATTTTTATTTTCATAAGTTTTTCACATTAATATATATTATATGTTCTTTATTGGCACATGTCAACCATTTTTTTTGGTAATTAATCAATTACTTTGTCTCCAACATAGTCGGACCAATCGGTGTATTTGGATCTATCCATCAAGTCATGTAACTGATGACACCACACACCTGAGTTCTTTCCTTTAAAGGAACTGTCATCTAATTTAATAGTTGCATTGTAATTGAACTGTTTGATGTAAGGCAATCTAACAGCAATCATAGGTATGAACTTGTCATACTCATTCCAGCCATTGTCATGGAACCATTCGTGATTAGCATAGCCACTGTCAAAGTCTAATGTTACCCAAATATCTGCCTTCATTAGCTCTAGTATAATATGATCCCACTCTTCCCATTCCTCATTACTATCGCCTGGTTGGAATGTGTTAGCACAACCTAAGTATGCATGTTCGATAGTATTTTCTAAACATCGTTGCAGTATCTCTTTAGGATTCTGTTTACCAATAACAAACAATGTTTGCTTACCATACATTGGAGTATGCTCTACCTCAATCCCTATAAAAAACTTAGGATCTTCACCGAAGTTATCTCTGCCTTCTACTATACCCATTCTATATAACTCCTACCCATACCGGGTTTCTTTGTTATGTTCTCAGCAAATGCTATTGGCACTTGATTAAAACTATTGTACGAGTGTGTCCACATATCAGCAACTTCTATACTGCCTTCACGTACCATTACAACACCAATTCTCATACACTCTATAAACTTATTGTCTCTTGGACTAGGACAATGTATTTTAATATTGTTCCAAAGGAACTTACTAAAGTCTGTGCTAACTGGCTTAGATTTTTCCGCACCAACAACATAATGTCCGTTAGGCTTAACGCTAATGTTCTCGAAGTGACTAGGACTAGAACTTAAATCAAATACTATATCGTATTCCTTCGAAGGTCTAGTCTTAACTATTACATTATTTTGCTCTTCCCAGAAGTCCATTGCACTTCTACCTATTACATCTATGTTAGTATTTAGACTAAACTTAATGTACTGGTACAAAACTCTCGCTAAAAATCCTGTGCCGATAATACATACTTGCTTGTTCTTTCCTATCTTACCAACGCTTTGTGCAATGTTAATAGCACATGCAACAGGCTCAATTATATACTTAGGACTTGCTTCAGGAACCTTAACAAACGTGCCTTGTGGGGCATTGTAACGCTCTGCGTAGGCTGGTTCGCCTCTTGTGGCAACATAGTCGCCGACTGCTACATTGTATATACCTGATCCAATCTCTAAAACCTTACCAAGTGATTCGTGTCCATGCATGTGAGTAGGTAGTAAAGGAAACTCTCCCTTATACATTGCTACATCACTACTACAAACACCTGTGTAAACACTCTTTACAGCTATCTCATTAACTTCTATTGGAGGAACATCATACTCTTGTTTGTGTATGTCCATCATTCCAGTCGTGTAGTATTGATTAACCTTCATGGTATGCCTCTAAGTTCTTATGTATCCAAGTATCAATATGTCTGTGTAATTCATATGGTTCTGTTACGCCTACGGCTATCATACTACCGTATGCGTATGCAGGACATAAGCCAAAGTTCCATTGGTACATACTACTCTCAGTATATATCTTAACACTTTGGTCATCGTAACCTTGTTTCCAACTAGCTCTAACATTAATAGGATACTTGTCATCGATGTACCATGTCTCTTGAGCATAGTCACATACGTTGTATATACCATTGTTAGATAGTGTACCGTAGTCACTACCAGTTAGGTCGCCTAATACATGTTGTTGTGCCATGCTGTGGCTACTGCGATCCATTTCTGGAACACCGCCAAATATCTTAACCAGTTGACAATACAAGTGTGGGAATAAATCTAATGCAACTCCGCCCCATGCTTTACGTCTTTGTGTACTCCATCCACCGGGATTTGGTATTCTATCAGCACTAAACCATGTGATGTCTATACCAGTTAGTTCCTCATCTCCTTTTAAAAAGTCATCTAGAGCACCATAACTATTTCTATATAAGTTATTCTTACACAAGATAAACTTAGTGTGTGGGAAGTCTTCGCAAAGGTTATTCCATTGTGATGAACTTGGCAAGCCTGGCTTCTCAATGAATATAGTTTCTACTTTGTCTGCTAATAGTCTAGCAATGTTGTCGTGTGTAAAGTTAGGTGTACAAATGACCGCCACATCGTATTGGTCAGTCACTTGCTTTGTATCTTCAAATGTAGCACCACCAACAATAGGGTCAACTGTTTCTACAGTATAGCCTAGTTTAATAAGTTCAGGAAGATAAACGTTACTGCCTATGCCTCCTAATCCAACAAGTAGTGCTTTCATTTTATAACTCCGATGCTAGGTTTGTTAGCGAGTCTTCCATCATTTGATCAAACTCTCCTTCCACTTGTTGCTCTACTTCTTCATCGAAGAAAGAACTAGTAGGTGAGGAGTTGAATGCCGTGTCTGCATCTTTGTGTTTATTATTACTAACATCATCTAAGAACAGTTTAGCATCGTCTAATAGTTTGTGAGGATCATCACTAGTGAATAGTTCTTTAACAAATGTATCAAACATCAACATATTTCTAGGTGTGTATAAACTTTCTTGATTAAGTTTCTTACCTTTCTTCTGCCAGTTTCTCCAATCTAGTTGGTAGTTCTCGCATTCTAATGTTGCTAGGCTGTTTGCTTCTTGTACTGCTCTAATATGCATGTATACATTGTGAGACATCAGTAAACCGTATGTGAAACTATCCCATGAAGTCTTACCTTCCTTGTGGATCTTGTTCAGCATACCCGGAGCATACCAATTAACATCACCAGTAACTAGCCTGCTACCAATCTCACTCTCCCAAGGGAAAGGATTGTTAGACAAGTTGCCAGGTGAGTGATGACTGAATGCTTTGTTATCAAAACACTTCTCCATAATGTAACTCATCTGATTACTAGTAACTTTGTTTCTAGTGTATACTAAACCGTTCGCACTACTAATGTATGGACTAGCACAATCAAAACTAACTGTGATGTTAGGGTTAACATGTTCTCTTAACTGTCGCTGTATGCTTGTAAGCATTACACCCCATTCAAGTTTACTAGTACCCAGGAAATGAATCCAATCTCGGTCTTGTAACTTCTCATCATCACGCAAAGTAATGATACGTTTCAGTGCCATGTGCATGTCGCGGATATTGTTACCACCCATGCCCCATCCTTCAGTGGGATAGTCTTTAACTTTTTGATACCATTCTTCTGCATCGTCCCAGTATGTTCCTTGTAATACATTAAGGAACTTTGTGTGTCCTTGTCTGTGATCCATAAACCAATCTAAGTTATATGTAGTACACTTCAAGCATTCGTCAAAGTTCTGTAGTCCAGTCTTCTCTTTAAAGCCAGGCTTACATGCCCAACTCGGAACATCAAATGTCATACTCCAGTCTGCTGTGTGTTCTAACCAGTTGAGGATCTTACCTCTAACTTTATCAGCATCACCTTTGTATCCAACATCGCCGGGCTTCTCGAAGAAGTTTTCCCAGTCAAACTTAATAACACCTTTACCAATCTGGAAACCACCGGAGTCGCCTACAATAGTTGTGTTATCTCTGTCTCTGCATTGAATAATGTGTTCCATGACCTTGCTCTTCTCAATATCGAGATATGCATGACCGGCACTATAAAGTGCTTTGTTATAATAGTAATAGCCTTTCTCTTTATCCAGGAAGTTCATGCCTTCGAAGCCATGTTCAAATCCATTCGGGACTCTGCCTTCAGGGATATATCCAGGCACACTCTTACATCTGCCTAGTAGCTCTGTCATAAAGCCGCTCACCGCAGGTAAAAATGTTGCATAGTCACTATGCGTCTTGGATAAATCTCTCATGCTTATCTTCTCGCTGGTAGTAAGTAAGTATAAATGCCTAAGCCACTGTCTACTTTAATTTGTAGTAAGCCTTGATTGTTAATACTTAATACTAAGTTGCTATTGTCTCCAAGTCTAAGGATCTTTAACACAATATCTAAGGGCCAGTTCCATTCGGAAGTAAGTTCGCCTTCAACATTGTTATCAATTAGGATCTTAGTCCTGTCACTTGCATCACCGCCAACTAGGAAGTACAATGCACCATTCTCTGTCTTAGGTGTGAAGTTTGCTTCATAGCCTGCTTGTACGCCATTAAAGTATGCTAAATCCTTTAACGCTTTAACACTTGGTAAAATGTTTACATCAAACTCTGCACCTTTAAACTTGATGTCTTTAAGTTGTTGGTTAATAACATCTGCTAACATAAATCTATAATATGCATCTGAGCCAGTGTTGTCTTTAAACTTAACTTCAACAGGAGTTTCAGTTCCGTTTCTATCTTGTGTAATTACTTCAACTGTACCATCGTCAGCATCAAAGCCTGGATAGTTAATAAAGCCTTGTAATACACCCATTCTGCTTAGACCAATAGTTGCATCTGCAAAGTCTACTACAGGATTGATAGAGTGACCTTTAACAATAACGGTCTTATCTGCATCAACTGTTTCAATCTCAGTACGCTCGGTTGTTCCTCTAATTTTTGCCATTTCAAAGATGCCTAGACCATGTGTATGTCTTAGTACGTCTTTAAAAAAGTCTTTTACATAATTATTCATATTTTCTCCGGTAAATGAATTCGTTTTAACATTATACTACTTTTATTTAGGCAAGTCAAGTTATTTCTTACCCTTAATCTTGTTTAACATTTTAATTGTGTTGAACATGTCTTTGATTGGATTATCATCATCCAACTCTTTAACAACTTGTAACAGCACCAATAAGTCTCCAAGGTTGCCTTCATTAATCTCATGCTCACCGATTGTAATGCATGTTTCCATACCTTCGTCTAACCAAATCGAGTTGGCACCTGCTCCTGTAATAGTGTATGGAGTACCTGCTGTAATACTACCTGCTGTAATACTACCTGTTGTAGAAGTAACTGCATGAGTAGTGTAGATTGTTGAATTGCTTGGTGGCCCAGTTAGTGTTATTGTTCCAGCTGGACTAGGGTTAGCATTAATTGTATTCATATGTTGCCTTAAAATTCAAAGTATTGTTGGAATGCCGCACTATCGTTAGCACTCTTAAGGTCCCAATTCATTACACCTAGTACGTTTTGTATCTTCTTATCCAATACTGCTTCTTCCATTGCTTCTTCATCGAACGGCATTTCTTTAAACCATTTTGGAATCTGCATTTCATCTGTAGGATAAGCCATACTAGTATAGCCCATTGGGTTTGGCTTCAGTCTGCACACTACAACTTTACTGCCGTCCATAATCTGTAAACTGTAGTTGTCTCCGTTAGCAAATCGCATAGCATTGTAATTAATACTAGCTCTAACATGTCCAGGTATCATTTTGTTCTCACCATCATCGGCGGCACCGGTCATACCAAACATAGTACTGCCAGTTGGCATACTGTTTTGTTGCTTACGAAGTTTATCGGTGTACTTGGTTAAGTTGTTAACACGTTTAGGCATTCCTTTTCTCCAAGCATCTAACTTACCAAACGATTCTTTAAAGTCTTTAATCATTTGTATAACTTCTGGCTCTTGCTTTCCTTCAAGTGTATCGTCTAGTATCTCTTCAAGGAAGTCTTGTATGAACTCAGGTGTGTCAGAACGTTTAATGTCCATACCCATAATTTTAAGATAGCCACCTTCTGGTTGCCAGCCTTCAATATCTAAACACTTGATCGCATAACGCTTCTTAGTAATAAAGATACCCGACTTACCAACTACCTCTCTACCTGCTTTAATAACACTACCCATCTCTATCGGACTATTAAAGTCTTGCCTCATAAACTCTGGGAAGGTATCACTAACTTGGTCACTGATACGATCATACAAGCCGACAGCACTATCCATATCTAAATGCATATCATCAGGTAAGGCAGGCGTTGCCGTGAAGTACACTGAGTCAGTGTCTCCATAAATGATTGTGTCGCCTGTATGATCGTAACTTCCTGTGAGCAACTCATTCACTTTTGCTCCCATGTGGCGTGTGATACGCCTTCCGGTCAAAGTAGTACTCTGACCAATACGTTTATCAAAGAATCTACAGCCTGGATTAAGTATCGCACCATACAAACTGTTCAAGTTAATCTTCTTAACTAACTGTCGCTTGTCATAGAATGCCTTCTCCGCATCTGTAGTTGCTTCTTTCTTCTTTGCTTGTAGTACTTGACGTTCAGTATACCAACGCTCTAGTAAGCCTGGTACAATGCCTAGTACATCTGTTTTAAATATAGTTCCGTTAGCACTAATGCTCCAAGGTTGACCACTGTTGAATATTAAGTTGTACACATCACTGCCTGTTACTTCTGCAGTTGTGCCGTCTTCCATATCCAATGTCATTGTACGAGCATTGTCTTGCTCCATAACTAGCTCGTATTCGTTTGAGCCGAACTTGCCTAGCCAAGCATCTGCAAATGAACTCTTCTCTAATCTAATCTTTGCTTCAACTTCTTCATCAGTAAAGTCTGGACGCAACTGTCCAACGATAGTTTCGTTAGCCATATTCAATGCACGGAATACACTTGGGTACAGACTGTTAATATCCATACTGCCAATCCATTCGTGAAAGCCTTTCTTAGGTGTTGCCACAAAGGCACCAGCCGCCGCTGATCCTTTCTTACTGCCACCTCGCTTTCTATCTGGCACTACCATGTCACGTCTGTGTGCTTCATTAATAATTGCTTGTTCAGTAGTTGCCACAGCACCCATTGTAGTATACAGTAGCACGGTGTTGTCATGTGCAATAGTATTAGCTAAGTCAATGAACTGTAGTTTCTTATCCATACGAGCAATAAGCATAACGTCTTGTATGTTATACTCTAAGAATCTACCAAAGTCATGATTGTATAGTCTGTCAAGTGATCCATCATAGACAACTTTCTTCTCGCCTAGTTCAATCTCTCCGATAGCATCTAATCTATAACTGTGTCGTTCCTCATAGTTGTACTTACGATATAGTTGCAAGTAGTCTAAATGTACACGACCAATTAGGTCATAGCTCTGTCTCTCAGTACCAAAGTTCTCATACATTCTTTCCTTAGGCAACTGATTAAACAAACACATCTGTCTAGTAGCACTACGTCCTAGTATCTTAACGATCCTATTAATAGTGTAAGGGATATCATAACCCTCGCTGTTCCAACCGGACAATATATCTGCGTCATCAATCAATGTGAGGAATGTTCTAAGCATCTCTGCTTCGTCTTTAAATAGTATTACTTCTTTGTATTCACTAGCAATGTTCTCTGCCTGTTCCCATGTTAATGTTTTAGGAGGAACTGCAAGACACACCATAGTATCCATCCAGTCCATATAAAATCCAATTGCCGTGATAGGCATGAGAGCATCTTCCGGCGTACTAAATCCGTTAACGGGATCAAAGTCTACCTCGATGTCAAAGAAACATGTATGTAGTTTAGGTGGATCAATATTGAGATAGTTCTTCTCTAGCGTTTTATTAACAGGCTTAACATCAGTTTCATATAACTTACCAGTTGCTCTGTTAATAGCAATGTTCTTCCTGAACTCTTTGAGACTTTTGCATCTAATCTCGGTGACTGGCTCATTATGAATACTACGCTTCTTGCCTTTAGAATCACTAAAGTAAAAGTTGTACTCAGGCTGATGAGTAATAATCTTACGTTCGCCGTTCACTCGTTCGGCTACATAAATTTTATCTTTGGCTGTGTCGTGGAATGCATCGACGTAACTCATATTTGTTTCGCCCTAAGAATTAAAGTGTTTTACCGACAGTTTCCAGGATTGTTTCGAGTTCATCGAACTTATCTCTTTCATCTGTAAACTTAGCCTTATGAGCAACTTTAACTGCTTTCATAAGTACTCCAGCTTTAAGGTCCATTTCTTCTGCAATTGCTTTTACAGTTTCTCGTAACCCTTCGCTCAGTGCGTCTACTTCGTATAGGACTTGGTCGCCCTCTTGAATAAGTTTCTTTAGTCTTGCTTGTTCTTCTGCGTTGAATGTTTTGTTAAATGCCATTTCTACCTCTTTGTTACTGTGTGTGTTTGAATGTAGTAATATTTATTACACATGCCCTTATTATACACTAAAAGCTGGTTAAGTCAAGAACTATCTTTTAGATAAATACTAATTGTAGAATACATACAGTAAACAGTAGTTTTGTAGGAGAAACGAACATGGCAGAAGATAAAGCAGAAGTAAGCATGAGTAGAAAAGAATACGATGCACTGACGGCAAAAGCGGCAGGTGATGCTCCAGCTGGAACCGGACCGACAGTTGATTCGCGAGGATTTAAAACAGTCGAAGGAATGGAAGAAATAGACACTAACGGAGATGGACATATCTCCAAAGGTGAAATGGATATGCATTTAGAGTTTAAACGTAAAGAACTAGAAGATGCTGATGCAATGAGAGATGCTCAACGTAAGATGGCATGGTTCTCATTATTTGGTATGTTACTATACCCATTCGCAGTAGTAATTGCATCATTGGCAGGACTAAGCGAAGCACAATCAACACTAGGATCAATGGCACCAACATACTTTGTAGCAGTAGCAGGTATTGTTGCCGCATTCTTTGGTGCTCAGGCATTTAGCAAAGGTAAATAATCGTAATGGCATTTATTAAACACTTTACAAGAATGATTACTCGAGAAGAGTTATCCGACGAAGACGTTATCGAATACTTTGATATCGTGCAGAGTGTTGTTGCCACTAAATTATTAACTGCGTATGACCAAGAGAAAGAACAAGTAGGCATTGAAGTTATATCATACGAAGACGAAGACAAGGAAGGAGCGTTATTCATATACGAAATAGTATTAGATGAAATGATTCTCCCTACAGAGGGTGATGAGATAAGTACTATCTTATTCGACGAGTTCGAAGACATCACCTTTAGCTTCGAAGCCAGCATAGAGATTTAACTTGGCTAGAGACAAACACGGCATTCCGTTTCACCCTGCGGAGTACGATCCAGACTATCCCAGAATAAAATGTAAACAATGTGGACTAATGAATAGTTGCACACATACACCTATGGACGCTGAACCTTGGTACCCTAGGCTACCTATCTTACTTGAAGGTGGTAGTGTTCAAAGCATAGGAGAGATACAATTTCATCCTTACACATTACATTCGCTAAAGGCAATAGCTAAATCTAAAATATCCCAAAGCAAGATAGTCATAGAAAACTTTATTGCTCCAGAACTAATAGAGAGTCTTAATGCTAACTGGCCCACAGAGTTTTTACCGCCAGAAGTTAAAGGAAGACTACAAGCAAACATAGACTGCAATCCTGCATTCCAGGAGCTACATGACTTAGTATTCAATCATGAGTACATTAGAATGGCTATAGCAGACAAGTTTGAAATACATCAAGAGCACGAGTGTAGAGTTTGGCTGTGGCAAGATACTAATCAATTCACAGTTAATGATGTACATGTAGATAGCGATGAGTTTGGTATTACGTTTGGCATGTACTTGCCAGGTGAGGATCAAGTAGCAGAGTTTGGAACACAGTTTTGGCAACCAAACGAGTTCGAAACAGATTTAGAAGCATCTTTGATTAGAGAAAACTGTACACTTATAGACCAACTACCATTCACTAACGGCACAGCATACTTTATACCTAGGTCTGCAAAGGCTTGGCATAGTAGTCCTATAATTAATAAAGACGTTAGGAGAAAGCATGTATACGGATTTTATACAGAATCTAAATAATACAATATATAAAGTAGAGCAGTCTGAACTACTTACAGCACCCTGGCCTCACATGTATGTTGCCGAACCTATCAATCAAAACTATCGTACTTTTCTAGAGTATGCAGATTCTGTTAATATAATTCATGAACATGATGTTTACGGTGGCAGAGATGATTATGTATTAACTCCATTAGATGTTAGTGCCTCAGACTTAAGACATTTCAACAAGTTAATGGAAAAACTATTTTTTGCTATTGCTAAGAAGTTTGGCGATGAAGTATCAGAAGCTCCAGAGCCCACAGTTAGATTTTGGAAAGACACAGATAAGTTATTAATAAACGATATACATACAGACGAATTCTTTGATCCTACTTTCTATACCATTAGTGCTATGATTTACTTACCTAAGGATAACAGTCAAAGACGTTATGGTACTAAACTTTTTACTTACATAGGCGATGATATTTATACAGATGCTATGCAAGATGAAGGCATGGCTCAACCCCACATGGCACATAAAGACAAAGAACATAATTGGAAACACGAAGTTACCGTACCTTTCATGCCTAACACAATGTTTATAACAACCAACGCACAAGGCTCATGGCATCAGGCTCCGACTAATATCGCTCCTGGTGATGTAAGGGAAAGTGTTATGATTCGTTGGAAGTGTGAGTATTAACTAGCAACAGCTCTGTCAGCCATTCTACGCCAACTAGTTCCATCATTAAATACAACTGAAGCTCCACCTGTTTCGTCAGTACACAATGCAAGGTCTCCTGCACTTACTGAGCTAGGTAAACTTGCTACCGTATAATTAGGTAGTTGTGGTAAGCCACTGTTAACTTGTATATAACCCGAGTCACTAAATGTAACGTTTCCTGTTGCAACATTACCCCAATCGCTAGTAAGTGTTGTACTACCACTTATTAGTCCGTAGTCTGTTAATGCTCCAAATGATAATGCTGTAACTTTATCTACGTTAGTAGTACTTGAAGCAGACCCTTCCCAAGAAAGTATACCAGTTGAATTATTATATGTAAGTTCGTTACCGGCTGTCGAGTTATCACTTACACTAATAGCCGCTCTGGCTCTTGGGTTGCTGTAGTATAAGTTGCCTGCACCTTCTGGTAAACTGTCTGTGCTTAGATTACTAACTCTAGTGTCTACCCTAGCGTCAGTGTAATACAAGTTAGTTTCTTCTGTAACACTTGAACTCTTAAGTCCAGTTACAGTTGCATCAGTTACTGTGATACCAGTTGTAAATGTCTTTTGACCAGCAAATGATTCAACACCAGTGTTATGCATAATACTTGCATTAGCAATTTCAGTAGTAATCATTTGGTCTATTCGACCTGTTGTGGCAAACTCGCTGTCGTCACTGTTCCAAGTTTCACCTTGGGTAACATAAGCCGATGAGGCAAAGTCTTCAACTGCTACTGCACCACCAAGTAGTAATGTACCACTTGCATTAGGTATAGTAATAGTTCTGTCTGCTGTTGGGTTTGTTGTTGTTAGAGTAGTTTCGTAATCGTCTGCCGCAGAGCCTTCAAATACTAAACTCTCTTGTACATTTATCGTTGTAGAATCAATAGTAGTCGTTGTGCCTTCAACCGTAAGGTTACCGGAAATTGTTAAGTCTCCAACTGCTTCGGTTAAAATTGTGTTCCAAGTAACTGAACCACCAGTTTTAGTTGCTATCTTAGTAAGTTCGCTTGACTTATCTAGCCAAATATCGCCTGTACTAACATCGTTTGCAACTGGTGTTGCTACTCCGCCAAAGATCTTGCCACCACGTTTACCTATCTGGTAGTTCGTATTAGTGGTACCTTTGGCATTCATAAAGACTGCCATTATATTATACTCCGATCTGTTATTGTTAACAGTCTAGAAACCCTAAAGTTTCTAGTTCTAAGTTATAATACTATTTATCTTCTGTATGAACATTGACCCTATTAATAAATGTCTCTTTACATTTAGAGTACTTAGAAACGTCATGACCTTTAACATAGCCCACGAAGTTAATAGTTTTGCCTTCAGCGAGTGCTGTTTTAGGCTCGAAATCAGGTGAACGTCTGTATAAGTCATAAAAGAACTTAACTATGTTACCGTTCTCAGTGAGTACTGCAACCAATAAACTATTAGTTCTGTTCATAAAACGTGACATCTTAACGACACCAGTGAACTCTTGTCTAGTCTTTATCTCACCTTCAAAATCAGATGTTTTACGCAAACTTTGTTCTTCTTCTGCCCAAACATCATGCTTGTTATTGTTTCTATACACGTTAGGCAACGATCCAACAATAGGAAGCCTGTCATCTCTGCCTCGTAGATTAATATCCTTCGCTTTAATAAGGTCAGTAATCTTCTTCTCATACTCACTTAGTTCACGTTGCATAGCCTTAAACACCAATCCTTCGAAGTATTCAATGATTAAGTCTGCTGTAACATAGTCCTGGTCAGTAACGGAACCAACTACTGACGTCTTAGGGTCCTTTAATGAATGGATTAGTAGGCTGAAGTTGGCTTTTGTAGAACCTGTTGCTTCATGCGATTTGATATACTTATACCCTTGATGTCTGTCAACAGCAACGGCATGGGCAATAACTTCTTTTCCGGTATATAATCGCATAGTAGTTTCCTTATCTAATATATTGAATAGGTTTGTTTTTAGTCTCGTCAATTAGGATATTGTAAATCTGTTCCCAATCTTTAACAATGATAGCATCTACATTGGTATCCATGTTATGACCATGTTCCATTAAAATTCCTTTAAAGCCTACGTTGTTACCAGATTCGATGTTGCTAGGCTTGTCCTCAATCCAATAACAGTCTTTGTACTTGGCATATCCTGCCAACTCTGCCAATGCTTCATCTTTATCAGCGCCAGTGTCTAGACAAATAACTCTTTCAAATGCATCGCCCATTAACTTCGCAAGGTTTCTTTCCCTTAGGTATTTCGCATAAGGATCTAAGCTCAGACTTGTTAAGGCAATAAACTTGTAACGATGTTTCTCATGGAGTAAATTAATATACCATTGAGCATCTCTTAATGGAGGCAAAAAGCCTATTGCGGCACTCTCATTAAATTGCTTAATAAGTTTATGTCCAGCATTTCTGCTCATGCCGTACCTGTCTCCAATGCTGTAAATGAACTGGGCGCCTTCGACTTTCTCATGTCCGTGATGCTCCATCCAAATGCTGAAGCCTTCTTCCCAATCTAAGACAACGCCATCGATGTCTGTTATGATATACTTAGTTCCCATGTTTAATGATCTCTTGTTGCGAGTTGCCGCCATCCGCCATAAATTCTTCTTCAGATTGCACCTTAGCAATATATTTGTCATCTGCTTCAATAGTGAATCCGTTATCTAACATCACGTGGTAATTGTCAACTATGCCAACAACACGGAAGTAATCGTTTGCCCCATGCAATCTAATGTAGTCACCTTCGAATACTATCATTATTTAACAGCCTTTATTAAACCATTTGACATTGTAACTTCAGCAAAGAATTCACGTCCTGGAAGTCCGGTAACTGCTGGACGGTGTGCTCCTACAAACGAACCGTCAGCTTTAAATTCGTCACCGAACATGCTAGTCTCTTGATAGTCTAGGCGTTGACCTACAGACTCTTTCAATTCTTTCTTACTTTTGTAACCCATAAATAACATCATGTTATGCTACCTCTAATAATTTAGTTTCTACTTCTTTAAAGCCCATGCCGTCTACCATGTGGAACTTGCCAGTTGAAGTGTCTTCAACAATGTCACCAACTGATAGTGAATGCATGTCTCTGTAAGTTACAACTTCACCGTCCTTACGAGTGACTGTCTTCATTTTAAAACCACTAACGAAAGCATCAAATGTTTCGTCTTTCTCAGTCTCTTCATCGAAGTAGTAACCGTTTAAGATTTTAAACACTTCTTCTAGACATGGGCAAGAAGTTTCAAAGTTAGCAACCTCACAAACCTTAGTGTAATGTGCAAACATCTCAGGAGTATAACCGTTTGAACCCTTGTGCATTACTTCCATATGAGTGTTATACTCTGGGTACTTTTCAGCAGTCTTTGTGTGTCCGCCTTCTGGACCGTTAACAAAGTTGTATACTTGTTCGCTTAGTTTGATTTGGTAAATGTTGTACATATTGCTTTCCCTTATTGCTTAATATACAACTATTATACTAGGTTTCGGGGGCAGAGTCAACCTTTTTTACCACTATTTGTGGTATATTTTAAGGTGCTAAGTGTTTGATTTGTTTGCTTTTTTAATAGCTCGGTCGCTTCGGATTACATGTTTTGCCATGTTTCTGCTCCCGGTCATGAAGTTTTGTACTAATTCTTCACTGGTAATCTCTTTACATTGGACTACTTGCTCTACTATATCATAGCCTTTGCCGTTGTCTTCCATGCAATCCAAAATCAGTTCAGCGGCATCCATGGTGTCTATCATACGCTCTAGATGAAGCTCATGTCCTATTGATCTTGTAAGTAGAGCCGAGTTAACAAAACTAAAACTGATATTGAACATTCGTATTTGATGTTCATTCCCATCTCTAAAACTGTTACGAATAATGAACTGAGCTTGTTCAAACTTATCGTCACCGTAAGTACTCAATCTCGTATCTTCTGGTTCTGGTGTGTATCCTGCGATAGAGCCTACATTAACAATTGTTTTCGGTTTCCCTTTCCACTCTTCGAAGAGTGTGGTGAGTATCTTAGTTTGTATTTTGGGATAGTATGCATTGTTTATAAACACATCGGGGTCAAAGTCGACTAATTCTTGAATTAACTTATCGCCATCTTGTTCAGCAAGATTCCATCCGTTGCTTTTTGAATAGCCACGGACATCATTCTCACCTTCCAATGTAAGGTCACACATGTCATAGACGCTTTGTCCTATTCCGCTTGTATGTCCTGTAATTGCAATCTTCATTAGTCGAAGTGTTTCCCTAATACATCATTTACTTTCTTTTTAGTTAGTTGCTCTACGTTGTTAACATCAACTACAATAGTAATCTGTTTAACATTAGTAAAAGCCTGGATCATCGTCGCCCAAGTTTTGTTAGGGGCAGTTGGTAATGGATCTTTGAGTTCCGTATGATCCAGCTTTGCTTGTGTTCCGTCAATAAATTCTAAAACTACTTGGTCAATCATCTCAACCGGGATTTCTGTAGGAAAGACTTCCTTGAGTAACGACTCAAACTTCTTGTTCTTACTATGCTTCGCAACCAATAATATCTTAATGTCGTGAGCTGACACGTTATCTCCTTTAACCCTACAGTTATGTTTTAGAACTGGTACTATACTGTATCAGTTTTTGGCGGTCGTCCTGGGCCTCTTTTAGGCTTCAGTTCTGGTGCCATTTCGTATGCCTGTGCCAATTTGGCTTGAGCATCACTCAACATTGCATTTGCGTCTGCTTCAATAAGTTCTGATTGTGCAATTAAACCTTTTGCAATTCCTTCAGGACTATTGTCTGCTTCAACAACAGGTGGGACATTAGCCGTTTGCGATTCCGCAATTGGGTTCATAGCCGCTTCTGTTTTTAACGCTGGGTTACTACCTGCCGTAATATTACTTAACTGCTTATTAATTTCTGCAAGTTCAACTTGTTGGTTAGGTAGTGGAGTTAACTTTACCATATTGACTGGTACTTTTAACAATTTCTTTCTTCCATGTAGTGCTTCAAGCATGTTCTCGCCATCGCTTAATCTACGTCTAAAAAATACTTCACTAATTTCATTTGAGTTCTGACCTTCAGGACTATCTACTACAGACATAACGTCATCATGTAGTGATCCTTCTAGACCATCACTTATACAAATAAGTGCTGATTCTGTTTCTTCCGGGAGTGCTCTAAACACTACTACGCAAGGTTTCTCGCCGTATACTCCGACGTGTTTCATCATGTTAGCCATAATCTATTCTCCTGCAGGTGCTTCTGCTGGTGCTTCTGCGCCAGTTCCGTCTGCTGTTTCCTGTTTTGCGGCATCCTGAGCATCTTTAACTGATGCTAAGAATTTTGTTAATTTATTAAACAATGCGCCGACTGGTTCTAATTCTCCGCCTCTGAATGCACCTCTTGTAGATGCGAGGTCAATAATTTGTGCCAAGCTGTTTAAGTCAACTAGTGAAATACTTTCAACAATTGCCTCATCGCCTGCGTTTACTTCTGGGTTAGCTGTTTCTGTTTGCTCAACTACTTTTTCAGCTACCTTACTTTCTGCTTTTGCCATTTTTACTGCTCCTATTTGTGTATGTAATAATGTTTGTACAGCAATATTTATAGATAAGTGAGTATTTAATTACAATTAATTGGTTAGTTTTTATACGTTTCGTACCACAATGATACCATAGCGGTCCATTGCAGTATGTTCGCACCCAATTCTCTCTATAACTTTGTTCACAATGTCTATCATTACGTTACTGTTACCGCAAACTATTGTTAACGGTACGTTGGTTTGATTTACTAATATAAAGTTTTCGACCATAAGGTCAACTTCGGCATGACGGACGCCATGTAGGTCAAGCTTCATCTTCGAATGATACGAAGTCTTGTACAACTCCGCTATCGTCTATGATAACTCCACTAACAAATCCACCCTTACCAGCTCCAGTGTCTGTAAATATCACAGTACCACCTTGCTCGTTTTCACTAACTACAACCTTGTTTATGTTTGAATCAAATGCAGGCTTTACTTGAAATGGACTTCTGTCATGTCCAACTATAACAGTTTTGCCTGCAGGTATTGATCCAGTCCAGCCGTAACTTCTGTGCGGGTATAGTTGTCCGAATCTTTCTACGAATGGTAAACTCTTATCTACTTCACCAAACAAGAATGTCTTCCTAACTTTCTTATTATCAACACCTTCCCAAAACTCTCCACTAAATCCTGCGTGAGTAATGTAAGTGTCTCCAATTGAAACGTAAGAAGTCATTTTGTTATACAATTCAGTCCAAGCAGTTAATACTTTAGGATCTTCTAATGCATCAACTGTACCTTGTTGGCTCGCACCAATGATTACATCGTTGCCTTTAGCATATCTGTGTATTTTGTTATCGTGATTGCCTTCTATGAATTGTGCGTTGGATAATGAGTTAGCAAGTTTGATAACTTCTGCTGGGTTAGGACCGTAGTCAACTAGGTCACCAACAAATATCAAGTCCAAGTCTTTACTCGTAGCAAAATCGACGACTGCTGTCATCTGCTCGATCTCGTTATGTATGTCTCCTACGACTAAAAATCCCACTGTCTTTATCCCCTTACTTTATATAACTATTATAGCAAATTCCATGGTGGATGTCAAGTGTTATTTATAGCAATTCCCTTGCGTATTCCCTTCATTATACCAATATATTCGTTTGATTCAGCTACTCCAGAGCTTATAATGTAGTGTACTTCGTCAGCTTCTTGTAACTTAGTTCGCAACCATGCTTCACCCATTGGCATCATCCAGTCTTTATATGATATTGTAATAACCATCCCACCGTTATTCCATTTACGGTCTAAGGCAAGTACTTTATTAATCCGCCGGGTAGGGCTTTGGGCATGAAAGGCAATTCGATTTTCGCCTAGGAAGTTTGTAGTTAACGTTGAGTTAATTACTGCATCAATACCATGTTGTTTGGAGAGTGCTTGAGCAAACTCTGTACTGGCATTAAAATCATCTGACACTACTATTATATTCATTAGTATTGTTCTAAGTTTCCTTCCCTAACTAAGTCAGTACTCACACAATGTGGTCCGCCAGCTAATGTTCTCATATGGCGCATCTGTACTGGGACCGGAGTAACTCCATGTTTCTCCATCTCTCGCATCAAGTGTATTTCTTTGCTTGGTACGATAACTGTGTTAGGATCAATGCTTAATGTGTTCATACCGATCCAATCACTTGCTGGAGCATAGTCTTCTAAGCACGGCTGTCCAACACACATCTCTTCAGTGTACCAGATCTTATCCCACGATTTGAATAGCTCAGGAACTTTATGCTTGTCTACTCTACTAGCATTTAACACTACTAATCCAGGACGTAACGGCATAATAGTACTGTCTACATGAGCCCAGCTATAGAGATCGTGCATCATATGAACTTTAAATGCGTCTCCGAGTGTGTTCTGTAGCCATTTAGCACCTTGCTCGTTACCTGTATTAGATATCAAATACAGTATGTCGTACCCACATCTAATTAAGTTAGCAGGATCTAAGATAGGCTCGTTGTTATTTACACTAGGGTCTCTGCCTGGCTGTAACTTGTACAAGTCATCTTGTAGCATGGGCTTAGGCATTGGTAGCCATCTAGCACCTTGCATACTTTTCTCTTTGAATAGTTTGTTAAACAAGAATGTCTCGTGGTACCTTGCTCGTAAACTCATAGCACCTTCTATTATAGTATCGCCTATAACAGTTACACTATCACGTGGGCAGTATGCTTCGTATTGTGTTGACTCCCATAAGCCATTGCTCACAGTACTAGCGAAGTCTATGACGCTTGTATCAGGTCTGTGGACCTTAACGTCTGCTTGTTCTAGTACAGTAACTAATGCATCTAAGTCCTCTTCTGCCTCTTCGTATACATGCTCAGGGTATCGTCCCTTAGGCAGTTGTGCATACTCTTCTGGAGTTAAGTTAGCATAGTTAGTAGCATGGTGGCTTAAATCATTATCAGGTATGTTGGCATCTATTGCCGTTCCGATTATAATTTCTTTTAAAGTGTCCCACTCGTTGCAGGACCATATTGGTTTAGGAATGCTCATACCCAATATTTATACCTTGTATTGCTGGTGCAGGCTCTGATCCTGGATCTACATACTGCTTGGCTAGTATGATGTCTCCAACACTTGCTAGGTACATTAGGTAACCATCTCGATAAGGTACAGCACACCAAGTCCCGGTGGCATGTGCATCTAATAATTCTATTACTTCGGGGCAGTCAGTAAACCATTTATTGGTTAACATTTTCTCTGCCAACTCAGTTCCTTTCAATAGAACAAACTCGTCTTGAGTTAACCTATGAAACTTTTCAAACTTATAGACTGACGTCATTATTGTGTACCTTTATTAAAAGAAACAATATTATATCTTCTTAAATCAATCTTTAGTCTTTCCTTTAACATGTCGTTAAGGATATCTAAATAACCATTAAGTAATGCTGTGGTCTCTTCAAAGTTAATAGCAATATTAAATTCAGATTTAAACTGACTAGGGCCTGGCTCGATTCGTTTTACTGAAATTGAATTTATCATATTATTTCTCATCTCTGTCGTATGGTACTGTTATGCCGAAAGGTGCAACGGGAGTGTTGCCTCCATAGCCTCCACCGTGTACAATAAACAATGTATCACAGTAGTTTTCATCACCCCAACTATCCCAAGGATAGCCATCTGTGAACATTACAAACTTCTTAGGTACAATACCTTCTTCCTTGAACCAGTTGAAACAACATTCAAAGTCTGTACCTCCGCCTCCGCCTGGCTCGTATTCCATAAACTCTTCCATGTTATGCTCAGTGAACACTTGTGGATTGTGTACTTCAGTATCAAAGCAGAACAAGTGTATACGGAAATCACTGTATTGATCCATCACACCTTTTGTTTCGCTAAGGATATCTCTAAGCATTTCATCGCTCATTGATCCTGATGTATCTATACCAACTGCAATATCAATAGTTTCTTCTCTGTCCATACCTGGCAACCAAATGCCACTGTCCATTCCTTTACGTGAACATTGATTGTAACTGTAGTCACTTCTCATTACACTTTGAATTTGCTGTGGTAGTAACTCTTTCCAACTTAGTTGCGGATTAATTAAGTCATCTACAAGACGCTTAACACCACTTGGTAAGTTGCCAGCACCAGCCGAACGTGCCGCCTGTACTGTAGCATTCTTAAATGATTCTTTAATAGAACGCTTTTCTTCTTCAGTGTAACGTACTGGGCCTTTGGTGCCGTCATTAACGTTACCTTCTTGACCTTGTCCACTACCTTCGTCTTCACCATCTTCCATATCTAAGTGAACATCTAATGTAGTTCCATCCTGGAAGTCTTTACCGTCCTCTTCCATTTGCTTAAACAAGTCAGCATATACTTCTTCAGAAGTCCATTTGCGGTACTTGTAATCAAACAGTATCTCAACCAATGTAATCTTCTCACCAACATTACCTTCTACTAGATCCATGTTTACTACATAGTCATTAGCAATGTTCCAAAGCATAGGGTTACGATCGCCTCGTCTACCAAAGTGATCGTAAACACAATGCTCTACTTCGTGTCCCCAAAGGAACACTAAGTTTGGAATAGTTAGTGCTGATATAAAGTCTTTGTTATAGTAGAAGTACTTGCCATCTGTTGCGGCTGTTGGACACCATTCACTAGCGTCTTTGAATTCTAAACGACATGCTAAGTTTCCGTAGAACGGACATTGCAGTAACATGTTAATACGAGTTGAAATAAGTCTATCTTCAACTTCTTTATCTGTGAGTTTGGACTCAGGAATACTAGCAATAGCCTTGTGAGCTGTATCACTTGGTGTGCCTGTTATCTTTGGTCCTTTCACTTCTAATGTATCTGTTTTAAATGACATAAAAACCTCCTACAATTTCTACTTAATATACAACTATTATACTACCAATGTACCCTATAGTCAACCTTTTAATCAAAAAAAACCCCGCCTTGTGAGCAGGGTAAAACTTTTTGCTGTTAGGTTGTAGGAGTAACTTACGGTACGAGTATAACCAAGTACCGTTGTAGGATACAGCAACAGTTTTTTTTGTCCTATGCCGCCTGAGGGAACAAGTACTTCCAGTACCTTTCCTTAAACTCCTTTTTACCTTGAAGTTTTCTAGGCTTAATATCAATGTCGTGGTCACTAAGAACACTCTTAGCACTAAAGATAACTAACTCTGGTTCAAAGTTCTCCATTATAAAGTCAAAGAAGTAATCAACACCTTTGTCAAATGCCGCTTCGTCGTCCGCTTTATTAAGAGCGGCTAGTTCGTAGCATAAACCAATTGCGAATGAGTACTGAGCTGACTTCTCTTTTACCTTAAGCGTCTTAACTTTACCAGTTAATACATCTTCTGGGTTAGGTAGCTTTGAAGCAACCTTTCTATGTTCACAAAACTTAATAGCCATGCCTTCTCCAACTGCTCCAGCAATTTCTGCCTTCTGCTCAAAGTCAGGAGCAAACTCAAACCCTTCAGTTTCTAGTATTTCGCTTACGAAAGACCAACTACGTGGTGTAGCAAATGACTGACTTGATGTCTTAGGATCAAAGTCAAATAAATCTGCTTTACTATATGTTAAGTACCCAACAACATCTTGGTGTATCTTGTTATTAACAGCCCAAACACTCCAATCTTCGAAGTTAATGTCCATGTTAATATGACGGAATCTGTTTGCTAACGGACTAGGCATTCTATAAGTAACACCTCTGTCAGTCTCTCTGTTACCAGCCGCTACAATTCTTACATTGCTTGGCATCTCATATTGACCAATTCGACCATTGAGGACTAACTGGTATGCCGCCGCTTGTACACTTGGAGGAGCTGAGTTCAACTCATCTAAGAACAATACAATCATGTCGTACATTTCTGACTGTTCCATAGATGGAAGGTCTGCCGGTGGCGCCCACTCCATTTGATTTGTTTCTGCATTACGGAACGGATAACCTCTAAGGTCAGTTGGCTCCATCAATGCTAGACGCATATCAATCATTAAATTATTACCAGGCATGTCCTTTACAATGCCTTCAATTAGTTCAGATTTACCAATTCCTGGTGCTCCCCACATGAATATTGGTCTCTTTGCCAAAAAGGCTCTGTTTACAATGTTCTTTGTCTGACTGGGTCTTACTGTTAATGTGTCCATATATTACTCCTACGAAATGTATGTTTGTTTTCTCAACCTATGCATATATTATACTAAAATCCGGTACCAATGTCAACCTTTTTCTGGGGCAAACTCTAAAAATAGCTCTTTTAACTTGATTTCTAGGGCCTGTAACCGGGCTAGATCTAAATCTGTGGTGAAATTATGCATGGTATATTCAATTGCTTTGGCATAGTGAAAACATGCCTCATACGATTCGTCAATCTCTGACATTCTGGTGTGCAACTCTTCGGGACTAAAACTCTCAATAGTTATTTCGTAATGAGTGTCGTTGTCTGCCTTCTTTGGTTTTGAAGGAAACTTTACTACGTTGTCTTTTGGCTCGTTACCGTCGCCGTCTTTGTCTTTAGTCATACATGTATTATGCACTCATTGACTGTAGATGTCAACCGTTTTAGCCAAAAAAAAGCACACCTAAGTGTGCTTTTAATTTGTTTATATATCTACTTCTTATGTAAAGAACTGATATTCAACAGTTGCCGTAACCGCGCCAGCAGTTGGAACACTTGCTGTGCTTCCATCTGATTGCTTGAATGAACAACTAATAGTTGCTCCGCCTGTGATTACTTCTGCACCTAAATCAACAACATAAAGACCAGTAACAGTTGGATCATTCTGAGCCACTGCCATTAAGTCATTACTTCCGTCGTTAACAACAATACCATCAACGCCGTCACCGGAAAAACCAGTAGCAACTTTAATAGTAAGTTTTGAGCCAGTATAAGTTCTACCAGCTGTGCTAGGCATAGTGCCAATGTTGAATGAACTGTCTGCCGAGTTAGCTGTAAAGGAAGCTCTTAAGACTGTGTCATCTACTGCGGCAACTTGTGAATCAACGTATGCTTTAACAGATTGTTGTGTAGGAACAAGAGTAGCACTATCGCTAGCCATGTTATCTTCATCAACAAATGCTGTTACAGTAACAACACCATCGCTTAAACTTGCGAAAGTAACTGTTCCTGAACTTAGTACGTCACCAACTTTAATACCTGCATCTGCAAGTGTTAAGTCGCCAGTGGCTGTACCTGTTGCTGTAGTTGTTGCAAAAGCAAATTTGTCTTCGCTCTCGTCCCAACCCATAAAGCCGTTATCACCAGTACTACCACGTTCTAGTACAATACCAATATCACTGCTGTTAGCACCAGCTAAACCACTTTGTAGTTCAATCAATGTATCACTAATAGTAGTGTTAGTTGAACTTACAGAAGTAGTAGTACCGTTAACAGTCAAGTTACCTGACAATGTCAAGTCTTGAGCCGCTACAGTTGTTGCACCAGTGATAGCACCAGCGTTTACGCTGAATGTGCCGTCTGTTACTGTTGTACCTGTTACTGTCGTTGCACCCAAAGATGTTAAACCAGTTACGTTAGAATCTAGATTAACTGTTAATGTATCAGTTGCACTAGCTACTGTAGTAATGTTAGATCCGCCTGCGATGTCAACTGTGTCTCCACCGTTAACAACTTCAGAACCTGTATCACCAGTTAGTGTCCAAGAAGTACTAATAGCCGCTGTTCCAGCCGCTGTCAGTCTACCTTGTGCATCTACTGTAAAAGTAGGTATAGCAGATGAACTACCATATGATCCTGCCGTTACTGCTGTTGCATCTAGGTCTAGTGTCATAGTATTGCCTGCACCAGTTGAACTAATTCCTGTTCCGCCTGCAATAGTTAATGTTTCACTATCAAAATCAATACTTAAAGCACCACCGCTATCGCCTTGGAAGTCCAAGTCTGAAGCCGAAACTGCTGTGGCAATAGCCGCATCAGTATATGCTTTAACAGATTGCTGTGAAGGTACTAAAGTTGCACTATTAGTTGCTAAGTCATCTTCATCAAGTACGAAAGCGGCAATAGTTGCTACTGTTCCTGCTTGACCAGAAGTTGCTTGGTTACCTGCGGCGTTAACACCTGGCAAGTTAATATCAGCAGTACCATCAAATGATACTCCACCAATTGCTCTTGCTGTTGCTAATGCTGTTGCTCCAGCGGCAAGTGTTGATGCTGAAGCTGTACCAGTTACGTTACCTGTTAAAGGTCCTGCAAAACCGCCTGCTGTCATTGTTCCACTTACTGTTGGTGCGTTAACTAATCCAACAGTAATAGCATTGTCGCTAACTGTTGTTTCAATTTCATTTGCTGTACCGTTAAAGTTAATAGTGTCTGTACCAACAACTACACCGTCATCTGAACCACTGTCTGCGCCAATTGTTAGTGTAGTACTAATAGCACCCACTGTAGCGTCGACGTATGCTTTAGTTGATTCTGCAGAAGCTACGTTAGTTGCCGAAGCACCTGCCATAGAATCTGAATCAATTAAGTGAGCCGCAATACTAGTTACTGTACCTGCTGATCCCGAAACATCTCCTGTTACGTTACCAACTACTGCACCAGTATGTGTTCCTTCTGTGTTAGCAACAAAACTTGCTACAGTATAACCTGTTGCACTTTTGTCTACTACGTTACCTGAAATAGTTTCTTGAGAGTCTGCGAACAAATGGTATTTACCATCGTTTGCGTCTCTGAATAAACCAGTTGCTAGGTCATTTGAACCATCGTTATATGAACCAAAGAAACCAATATCAACTGCGTCAGATGAATTACTAGTAGCATAAGCAACTAGTGAATCTTCTACAGCCATGTTAGTTACGTTAACGTCTGTTCTTGTACCAGAAACAGTTAAGTTTCCAGAAACAGTTAAGTTACCGCCAATTGTTGGATTCTGTACTAGACCAACTTGGATTTGATTTGCAGTTACGGTTGTTTCTACTTCATTAGTTGTACCAGCGATAGTGAAAGTTTCACCGCCGTCTAATGCGTTAGCAGTTCCACTATCAGCCGCAATGTTAAATGATGTTGCGATTGTAGCCGTTGTAGCCGCTGTTACTAAACCTTTAGCATTAATTGTTAATACTGGAATAGTTGTAGTACTACCAACTGAACCTACGTCTGTATTAACTGTTGCTAAAGTCGCCGCGCCTGTTACGTTACCTGAACCATCAAATGATGCTGAAGTCCATGCAATGTCGCCAGTTGCCGCTATTGTTCTTCCAGTTGTTAATGTTGCCGCTGAACCAGTTGTATCTTGGTTACCAGTTGCGTTAACGCCTGGCAAGCTAATATCTCCGGAACCATCAAATGATACTCCGCCAATATTTCTTGCTGTTGCTAATGTTGTGGCTGTTGAAGCGTTACCAACTAATGCACCAGTAATATTTCCTGTTGCGTTAATAGTTGTAAAGCTACCTGCCGCGGCGCTGTTTGCGCCAATTGTTGTTCCGTCAATAGCACCACCGTCGATGTCTATTGCTGTATTTGCCTGGGTTGCAACGTTGCCTAACCCTAATGCTGTTCTACCAGCCGCCGCATCTGCACTACCTAATAGTGAAATACCTGTTGCTGATATATCTGTTTGGCCAAATGTGTCGGTGCCTGTAGTGTAAAGAATTTTGCCAGTCGCAACGGTCGTTAAACCTGTTCCGCCTTTTGCAACTGATATCGCAGTACCTGCCCACGTACCCGCCAGTACGGTTGCAAACTCAATATCTTCTAAACTACTACCAGAATCTTTAACTTGGAATTTGTTTGCGGATTTGTCATATACCATGAACCCTCCACCTTTACCAAATTGAATATCTGCGGCAACACCTTTGATACCAAAGTTTTTAATGTTCGCCATTTGTGTTACTCCTTAAGGATGATCAATTTATTAAATCATATTTTATCTATAGATCGCACCATAATCAAAGGTTCTGACTACAATACTAGTTGTATTTATCGTTCAAATTAGTTTTGAGTGGGTTACTGGATTGAATGCTAGACGTATGTAACAGTTACTACAAAGTCACCTGAAGATGCTGTTCTATGGGAGATTCTAGCCTTAAGACTAAGGTCAACTGTTTGTGTTGATGGGTATAAGTAGTTTGGATTAGCAGTGTATGTTCCAGCAAGAGATAAGTCACTTTCCTCACCAGTCATAAACTGATCTAAGTCAGCCGCTGTACCAACATCAACTGTAGGTTCTGTGGCGCCTGTGTAATTACTTAATGCAGTATTAACTTCAACACTGACATCTACAATTCTAGCGCCAGGTGATATATTTGCTAAGTTTACAGTTTCAACTCCGCCAAAGCCTCCGCCAGGTGCAGTATAGTTGAAACTAATAGTTTGAGCATCAGTTGCCGCACTATCCTGGTTACCAACTTCTACCCATGAACTGCCATCATATATAAACAGACCCCATTCGCCATCACCAGCATCAGTAACATAAGCCATATCACCGCCTTGTGCTGTTAATGAATTACGAGCCGCCGCGTTAGCAACGATAGTAATACCACCACTTCTAACTCCGTGTTCGATGTATAGTCCTAATGGATATTGCCCATTGTGTGTACTATAAATGGCTAGATCTTCTGCAGGAGTTCCCACAGTATTTTCTATATCAATTGGTCCGCCATCTGCTCTAGTTATTTGTAAGAAACTTCCTGTTGTTGCACTAGCAGTTAAAGGTAAACCAGTAACACTACTTGCACCAGCAAATGGATGTCCATTAGCATCAGAAGTAACGTTAGTAATAGTAACGGCATTACCATTAGCTTCGTTTAATTTTAATTGTCCTGTACCCATTAAAGTAACAGATAGGTTTGCAATGTTTAATGCATCAATTGAATTTTTAATATCTGTGGCACTTGCAATGCCGGCACCATATACTCCACTGCCATGCGCCGCCGTGCTTTGAGTTACTGTTTGGTCTCCACTTCCTGTGCTAATTGTACCTGCAAAAGGAATGTATCCACCTAGTAATCCGTAATTATATGTACTTGTATCACTAGTTAATGCTGTAGGCTCTGGTTGTGTACTAGCTGTTACATAAGTGTTAGCCGTGCCGTTAATGTCAGATACGACAGATGAAACTGTTGTACCAGTAAAGGTTACGTTGGCTCCGTTGATTTCAATTTGATCCGATGTAGTAGCAGTGGGTGATGCATTCGTGCTAGTAACTGTTGATGCAACAGAGTTTTTAAGTTTTAAGAATATAACTTTACCAGTATCGGTTGTAGTTAAGTCTCCGTCAGTGTCTGCATATATGTAGTCACCAACTGTTCCTGGCAATGCAGGATTGAAATCTATAATTCTATTTTGTGGCATTACTGCAAATTGATTCGGACCAGGCCCAACAACACTAACTACACCAATTGTTCTTGACATAGTAACCGCATTTGCCTTAGCATAGGCTCCAGCTTCAGTGACAACAATTACATCGCCTCTAGAGAACCCATGAGCAGTCTTTTCCAATCTAAAGTTTTCAGCAGGGTTAAAGTATTCAAACCTACTGGTTACGTTTGGATAAAAGTCTGTACTAACAACACTGGCAGGCAACGGGTCAATGATAGGCTTACCGTTTTCGTTAAGCGTAAATAGTAATGCTGTACCTGGTACGGAAAAAATCGGACTACCAGCCGCACTTCTGAATGTATTATATCTCAATACATCTTCTACAATGCAAGTAACGGTAGTTGCTGTCTTGGCACTTACACTGATGATTTGCATACACTTGCCGTCTTGTGAGCCAGCGATCCAATCGCCAACTGCTACGTCAAGTCCATTATATTTTTTGTGTGCTCTAGTCTTATGTGAACCATGTGCATATTCTGTAACGGTCATTACCAATTTGTATTGATAAAACTTAGGACTTGCACTTGAACTCCACCACGGATCGCCTTCGCCATCATTATGAGGCCAATACTTTTCGCCAGTTGCACTACTAACACTTAGTTGTAATACTTTTGCTGGTTTATATATATCTAGTGTTGAAGTTGAATTTTTATTAATTACGTCTGCCATCTTAACTTCCCATCGTAAAGTAAATCCAAGCATGACTGGCTGAGCCAAATCCACTGCTCGAGCCTGTTTCGGATCGTGTCAAACTCATTGTAATTATGTTTGATCCTAATGATCCATGCGGAGTGCCAGTGCCATCCATTTTTAATGTAGTGTTAACTAAATTTTGTATCATGCTCTTTATGTTATATTCACTTGTTGATTGGGAATAACCATAAGCAGTAATTCCTAATGGAGGTCTGTTATAGTTGTTGTTAAAATGTAATGTTATTTCACAGGCATTGCTTGCCGCATTAGTTACTGTAACGGTTCCCATCTTAGTACTCTTATCACTAATACCACCAGTGCCTTGAGTTGTGTCAATGGCTCCTGCTGATGTATAATATATTTTAAAGTATTCGTAAGCAGTACCACTACCACTACCACCTCCGGAGATTGCTTGTTCTGATACACTAGTTATTCTACCTTGTTGGTCAACTGTAATACGTGGACTGTTTGTTGAGCTACCATATGTACCTGGAGTAACTGCTGTATCTGTTAACCCAATAACACCAGAAGCATAAGATATCTCATTACCAGTGCCTTGTAAATAAGCATTAACATCCGAGTCTCCATAACTGCCGCCGCCACTGTTTGCTACCCAGGCATAGTCTGATCCATTCCAAGAAAGAACATGTCCAGATGTAGGACCACTTTGGTTAAGGTGAGTATCAACTGATGCGTTAGTATAACTACTACCTAAACTACTTACGTCTAGAGTGTTACCACCACTAATTGTTAAGTCTGTTCCGCTTAATGATAATGTCTGTGCATCTAAATCTGTTTTGGTATACGGACTCAACATAGTTGTTAAGTCTACGGTATCGTTGTTACCACTAATAGTAATAACATTACCTGAAGCACTTAATGTTTGGTCTACTGCGCCTGCGGCTCCGTCTGCTCCAGCGGCTCCTGTGGTTCCAGTTGCTCCTCTAACACTTCCCATATCTTGCACAGAAGCATTTGAGTAAGTTAATATTAAGTTGTCGCCACTTAGAGCAACAGTTGTAATTCCGTTTCCATCTGTACCTGCGGCTCCAGTTGCACCTGTAACACTACCACTAACTACTGTAGTACTTGAATCACTATGCGTGAGTGTTAATGTGCTACCTGATACTGCGGCACTTGATATAAATTTACCGTCTGTTCCGTTTGTACCGTTACTACCTGCTGGCCCTGTTGCACCAGTTGGTCCTGTGGAACCTGTGGCTCCTAAGCCACTTAAATCTAGTGTAGTACCATCATATGTTAAGTTACTTCCACTTACTGATATTGTTGGTCTACTTGTTAAATCGTTGTATAGTCCGCTTGTTCCTACTGTGGATAGCGAACTAGTGTCTGCCTTAGTGGCAATTGAATTTGTTATTGTTGTACTAAAGTTTGCATCGTCACCTAGTGCCGCGGCTAGTTCATTCAACGTATCTAATGTGCCTGGAGCACTATCAGTAATTGCCGCTACTATTGTTGACTGTGTTGCAAAACCTTGAGCACCTAAGTATGTTGAAACATTGCTGTCGCCATAGTTTCCACCGCCAGTTGCTATAGCACTTGTTAAGTCAACTGTGCCGCCACTAGTTAATGTAATTACATTACCTGACATACTTAAATCTTGTGTATCAGTATCAGTGTCTGCCGCATTAGCCCATGCACTACCGTTCCACTTTAATACTTGTCCGGATGATGGACCTGAAATAGCAGTATCAGTTAGTCCTGCAATAGTAGTTGTTCCACCACCACTTGCAATAGCACTAGTAATATCTACTGTGCCACCGTTAACTAAACTAATTACGTTACCGCTAATACTTAAATCTTGTGTATCAGTATCTACTAATGAACTCAAATCAATTGAGTTGCCTGAACTAATACTTAATGTACTTGTACCACTGTTCCAACTTAGGCTTTGTGTAACAGCACTAACGTCTGCTGGTGTAAATGTAAATGCGCCTGTTGAATTGTTGTAAGTTAAACTGCCGTTGCCACTAGCACTTGCACTAGTAACACTTAAATCTGTTAATGAAATACCTCCGCCGGCACCTGCGTCATTCGCCGGAGCCCAACTGGAACCATTGTATTTTAATACTTGTCCAGATGTTACGCCTGATGTACTAACATCACTTAGTCCGTTAAGGTCACCACCGCCACCTGTTGCAGTAATTGTAATTGTATCTGTGTCTGGATTTGCCGCTACGGTAATACCTGTGCCACCTGCAATGTTTAATATGTCAGTGGTTGTTTCAGGTATAACATATTTACTTGCATCACCATCTGCACTAAATCTTGTAAATTGGTATTTAGTATCGTTGAATGTTAAGTCTACATATTTGCCTGCTGTATCAGGAGCAATACCAATACTACTATCTGAAGACCTTAGGTCAACTTTACCGCTCTCATGTACATACGACACTGAATTATTAGTAACTGTTATATTGCTTAATAAGTTTGTAATGTCTGGAACAGCAACACCGGACACTAATGAATCTACTTGTGATGTTGTATATGAATCTGCCGCTAGTCTATAGTCTGATGCAGGCAATGAACCTAAGTTTAATGCGTTTGCAGAAACGTCTGCTTGTCCTCTGAAATATTGTGAGAACACCTGTGAATATCTATTTGTGCTATTACCTAAACTATAAGTAACATCTAATGCAGGTTGATGATTACTTGTAGTAGTTATTGCACTGGCAATGTGGGCATTGAATGTAGCACTTGCTAATAAACCTGCTGTTGAAGTTTGGTTAGTCCATGCTAATGCTCCGGCACCATCCGTTGCAAGTACTTGGTTAGCACCGCCGTCTGCTGTTGGGAACACTTGAGTGCCAATTGTTAAGTTAGTTGTAACTAAACCGTTTGCTGTAACTAAACCGTTTGCTGTGGTAACATTTTGAGATGCACCAGTATGAGTTAATGTAGTGCCATCAAATGTTAGAGCTGATGTACCTGTTGCTGTAGTACCAGCCGCATCATATACTAATATGCTTGTTGCTGATCCACTAGCTAAGGTAGTTGTACCAGTTCCAACAACTGCATCAATTGTAATAACATTATCGTTTAAGGATAAAGTTACATTGGGCCCAGCATCTATCTGATAGAACTCTAAATATGCACTATCGTTTTGTTTATATACTCCGACTCCGGTAGAACCTACATTTCTTCCTTGTCCAGTTATACTTGCATTTGCCGATACTGCCGCTGTTTCATTAATGAAAACACCTTGTGCCGCATCATAGACAAGTACTTGGTTATCTTGAATGTTAGATAAGTTAAATTCTACGCCGTCATTTGATCCTATTGCCATACTAGTTTATCTCACTTTATATAGCAGTATTTATCACTTTAGTCGTTTTTTTTGAATTAAGGCTGAACTGCTTGATTAAGCAGATAATCTGACACTATCAATTTGTCCATAGTCAGCCGCGTATGTAGTACCGTCGCCTAAATAAGACCTGTCAAACTTCAATCTAAGCCAAGCAAAGTTACCCGTTATATTATAGCCTTCTGAAGCAGTATAACCAGTTGTTCCGCTTTGTGGGAATTGTTTATAGCCGCCAAGGTTAATACTTACGCCGCCAGGTACTTGTACATTAAACCAGTCTGCTTCTGTAGGCACTAATGATAATGTGGCTTGCACATATACTCTGCCTTTGAATGCATTATACTTTACAGCGAATGTATGTAAACCGTCGCTGTAACCATAGTAACTGTCGCCTTCTACTTTATTAGTAGTAACGTTCATAGTATCTGCTGTTGCACTCTGTACTAAAATTGATTTTCTATTAATTGCCATACAACTATTTATCCATTTACAGGTTTTTCTCTACTAATGCTTTAGAGATATGTAGCCTTGCATCAGGGTGTTTAAGTTTAACAAACATCTTAATGTCATCTATATGCTTACTGTCGCAATAAAAGTAATTCCATCGGCTATCTCTATACTTATCTACAATGTCTTTACAAGTATCTTTAACACCGGATCGTATTTGTTCTCTGTGTTTATGTATGTTGGGTCGCCGTCCGTACCCAGTGTTACCATACTGTCGTGTGGTATACTTGCCGTTGCCAAAAACTCGCGTCATTCCAACTTCTACTTTTAAATCGTATTCTGTATGCCACAGTTTGTTTCTAATAACAAGTTCAACGTCTCCATGAAAATGATAGTGCTTCTTATTATCAATCATGTTCTGATTAACTTGCTGTAAGAATACTACATGCTGTTGCGATACAGGTCCTTTAATTTCATTTACTTGGTCTGCAAACATATCAACAAAGAAATCTAAGTCTTTCTTATGTTTAAAATAAAAATGTCTTGTAAGGTTGCTTACAAACTTTACGTTTTCTTTTCCGGTAAACTCCCACCAATCTAGCATTTCTAATGCTCGAGTGACATCGTATGAAACGTTTGTATCTATGAGTGCAACCTTATAAGGATACTGTTTATAATATATTCTGTCTGAGCCTATTATTGTAGGGAAGTAATCATCACGTGACAACTCTTCCATACCATTATATATATCACGCAGGCTGGATGTCAATCTCTTCACCTTTAACAGTTACATTTAAAACGACATCTTTTAATTCTTCAAATAATATTTTTTTACTTAATGGCTTTTTGAGATCCTTTTCAAATAATCTCTTCAACGGTCTAGCACCCATATCCGGGCTGTACCCATTTTCCATAAAGTATTTAATAGCCTTAGTATCAAGTACAACTTCAATATTCTTGTCCTTAAGTTGTACGTTAATCTCATCTTGTAGTCTGCCTACAATCTTTTCAATAACAGGCTTGCCTAGTTTGTTAAACTTAATAACTGCATCTAGTCTGTTTCTAAACTCCGGAGCAAAGAATGCCTTAATTGCTTTAGTGTCAGTATCTTTTTTAACTTGGTCACCAAAACCAATTTTATTAGTCTCGCCGTCTGCGGCTCCTAAGTTGCTAGTCATTAGCATAATAACATTACTGAAGTCTGTAGTCTTACCAGTTGCTCCTGTTAGTCTGCCATCGTCCATAACTTGTAGTAATAGTTGTAGCACTTCAGGTGCGGCTTTCTCAACCTCATCTAATAGTAGTACACAATTAGGATTCTCTTCTACTGAAGTAAGTAGTTGTCCTTGTCCCATCTTTCCTTCTGCGTGTCCAACGTATCCTGGAGGAGCACCAATTAACTTACTTACACTATGACGTTCTTGATACTCACTCATATCAAAACGTATTAGTTTTGCTTCTAGTTGTGCCGCTAGTTGTTTTGCTGTTTCAGTTTTACCTGTGCCAGTTGGTCCTACCAGTAAGAACGATCCAATTGGCTGTCCTTCTTCTCTAAGTCCTGCTTTAGCAACAAGTATGGCTTCTACAATTTGGTCTATTGCTTCGTCTTGTCCAAATACCTTAGTTTTAATACGTTTGTCTAAACTCTTGTAACCTTCTGTACTATCAACGTCAATAACGTCTGCACCAATCTTACTCATTTTACTAATAACATGTACAATGTCTGGTGTATTAACAACCTCTTCTCCACGAAGTTTAACTGTGGCTCCGGCGGCATCCATTACATCTACTGCTTTGTCTGGGAAGAACTTGTTTTTAATATAACGGTCTGCTAAGTCTACACTTTTTGCAACTAGCTCATCAGTATAAGTAACACCGTGGAACTCTTCAAAGAAAGGCTTTAACCCTTTCATAATTTCAATAGTCGTAGGAACGTCTGTGGGCTCGATGTCCACACGTTGGAACCTACGCAATAGTGCTTTATCCTTTTCAAAATGTGTGCTGTATTCATCATTAGTTGTAGCACCCATTGTTAATAGTTTACCTCTACCTAGTAGTGGCTTTAACAAGTTAGCAACGTCTACGTTACTACTGCCAGCACTTCCGGCACCCATAATCATGTGTATCTCATCAATGAACAAAATGACATTCTTGTCTGCTTCTAAACTATCTAAGACAACTTTAATACGTTCCTCAAAGTCTCCTCTATATTTTGTGCCAGCAAGTAAACTACCAATATCTAAACTGTAAACAACTTTGTCTTTGAGTGCATTAGGTACTTGTCCTTCTACAATCTTTAATGCTAGTCCTTCTGCAATAGCAGTCTTACCGACGCCTGGCTCACCAATTAGTAATGGGTTGTTCTTTTTACGTCTTGCTAAAATATGTACAACGTCACTTACTTCTTCATGCCTGCCAATCAATGGATCAATTTCCATCTCAGCCGCTTTGGCATTTAAGTTGGTAAGGAATTCTTCAGCCTCTTTAAGTCCAGCATTGCCATTCATAGCCGTAAGTACTTGTACAACACTCAGTCTATCAATACCATTAAGCTCACATATATATTTGGCATGTGTATCGTTCTCTGAAAGGATACTAACAAATAAATCTATGCTACTAACTTGATCCCTAGAACTAAAAATTACTTGGGCAAATGCTCTTTGCATTACACGTTCAACGCCTTCTGTTTTCTTAGGCTTCCCATCGTATACAATTTCGCCTTTCAATCCGTTAACGCCATCATCGGCAAGGTAATTAACTAAATCCGACTTTGCTAACTCCATATCGAGTTGGTCATCAATTTCGTGTAGTACGTCTAGTACATCATCGTCTTCCAGGCAACATAGCATTAAGTGTTCTAACGTTACATATTCATGGTTACGTTCTGATGCGTAATTTACTGCACATGTTATAATATTATCTAATTGGCTCATACTACTATTTACATCTCCTGGTCATAAAATTCTTTTATTTTTCGTAATTGTTCATCACTAATGCTTGGTGCAACAACATGAACATTTACATACATATCTCCTTTCCTGCCATTTTGTGGGTTTGGCATACCCTTACCGCTAAGTCGTAGTCTCGAACCAGGACTAGTTTTAGCTGGAACTTTAACACTTAATGTTGCCCCATCTAAATGAGGGAACCTAACTTCTGTACCAATCATGGCTTCGAAGAAATCTATCTCTACTCTCACAATTAACGAATCGTCTACTCTATCCCAATCGCTTGGCATGTGAACAAATGTTCTACATATTAAATCACCTGGAGGTAATTGTTTATTCTGGTGTGGGCCTTTTCCTTGCATCTTAAACTTACTGCCGTGTCGTGTACCGGCTGGTATAGTTAGTTTATACTTTGCATAGCCCACGTCTATTAGTTTTTCAGCACCAGTGTACGCTTCTTGCAAATCAATGTGTATATCGCACACACCATCTGGGTTACGAGATTGTTGTTGCCTGCGTTGTCCAAATATATCGCCAAATATATCACCAAATGGATTACCTTGCCCTTGGAAAGGATTTTGTCCACCGAATGGATCTGGATTGTCGTACTGCTGTTTCTTTTGTGGGTCGCTTAATACTTCGTATGCGGCTTGGATCTTTTTAAACTCAGCTTCGTCACCGCCTTTATCCGGATGATGTTTACTAGCCAATTTCTTGTAGGCTTTCTTTATCTCATCTGGTTGAGTCGTATGGTTAACGCCAAGAGTTTCATAATAGTCCATAGTGGTATTATACACTAGAAGAACCGCCTAAGTCAAGTTAAAAATAAAGGTTTTAAGAATTTTCGTCTATGAATGAGATTACTTGTGGAATCGTCAGAAGCTCATCAACAATATCGTCTGGAATTTCAATATCAAACTCTTCTTCCATCTCTAAGATCATTTCAATAGCATCTAAGCTATCAAAGTTTAAATCGTTGAATAAGTGTGAGTCTTCTTTAATTTTGTCTAGATCAATACTAAGATGTAGATTAATTAATCGCTGTAGTCTTTCAAATGTTGTCATGTGTGTCCTTAGTCATTATTACCTAAACTAGGTAAAAGTGATTTTAAACTGAATGCACTCTTAGTTTCTTTTACGCTAGGTGCAGGTCCAGTTGGTTGTTCATTGTCTGCCGCCGCGGCATCTAAGTCGTTTTGTTGGCGTTCTTTATTTTCTTCTAACCAACCATCTTTACCTTTAGGGGCAGTTGCCTCTCTATAGTAATATATAATGTCTTTTTGTTGTGCAACATATCTTCTAATCTCTTGTAAGTTAGTTGCCATTGCTTGGTAACCACTCGGAGTTAATGCAAATACTACAAACTCTCCGTCTAGTAGTTTCTCAACTTCGTAAATTTGTTCATCTAAGTTACCGCATACTTCTTGACCTTTTATAACTGGTAGCTCAATACGTTTGTTTTCAGCATCACGTTTTAGTCTCGTTTTAGTCTCACCTGCTTCGTTAACAAACTCTTCACGTTCGAATCTATCGTATGTGTATAAGCCAGTCTTTTCATCTTTGCCAGTTGCTGGTCTACAAGGATAGTTGGAAATAACTTTCCATTCAACGTCTTGTAAATCTATTTGGGGTGGAAGGGGCGGTGCATAAATTTCTACTTCAACAGTTTCAGTAATAACTTTAACTGGAGGTAAAGGTTGGTATTGTTGTGTACTTGCACATGCACCTAGTAATAAGGTTGTTGCAAGTACCAATGCGGTAAGTTGTGTGTTAGTTTTCATTTGTATCAGTACTTAACTCTTCTAGTGCTTGGAACTCCGATTTTGTGGCTTTATTTGCTCTTGGTTGCATCAAGCCGGGCTTGTTCTTTGCAAGTTTGGTTATGTCATGGTCATTAAATATTCTTAATGCCTCGTTCTTTTGTGCTGTTGCTAAGTTAAATTGGTCTTGTAAGTTGCCAATTTGTTCTATTTGTCTTGCGGCACCTTCTTCTAAACTTCTGATAGTGCTTTCGTTCATATCAGCCGCAGTCTGTAATGCTACGTTCTGTGCAACATACATTTCAACTTGTTGTTGAAGTTTGTCTACTTGTTTATTTAATCCACCTACTATAAATGTGTGTGCTCCGTAAGCCATAAGCAATACTATTGCCATAAACGGTAATGCTTTTAGAAAACCTAACATGGTTTGACCACTAGTACTTGATCCGTGTGTGGATTGTGCAACACTACGTTTCTATTGATAGGTAAAACATTTAGTTTACCTCTCATACTTTCCATTGTTTTAATAAGGTGTCTATCGAAATCGTAATCAATGGCTAAGTCGCTAAGTCCTGCTTCTTCTAAAGTAGGCTTGCCTTCACCAAAGGAAACAATTTCAAACTGTAATTTGTTTCGCTTTCCATCTCTAATAGTAATAATACTATCAGTTAGTTCAACTGCTGTAGCAATTGTATTATCTAACACAAAGTCTTTTATGCTAGTTTCTTGTTCTTGTTTCATATTAGCCTCATGCTCGTCTTTAGTGACGTACTCTTCAGGTGTGGTTTTTACAATACCTTCAAGTTGTGGATCACTTAAATCAAAAGAGCTATCACTTAGTAGTGGCTTACCCTTCCAATCCATCTCTCCTGAAATATTTAATATATCTTTTGCAACTTCTCTCAACATGCCAATCATGCCAGGGTCTCTATCTACTTCAATAAATACCATGTACAAGTTATCTGGATTAGGATTAGGAGTTACTTCAACGTCTCTAAATTCAAAGGAACTTTTCTCTAAAAAGTTTGCTAGGTCTTCGCCTACTTGCTTTTCAGTTACATAAAAACCAAATACTGCAACATTCTCTTTCTCACCTGTCTTAGGTTCAAACTCGTCAATGCTGATCTCGTTAGTTACTACGCCTTTTAAATCTTTTGATTGTAGACTCATTGTTACTTGTCTCCTGGATGGTCTTTTTGATGTTCTTTCATATGATCATCAAATTCTTCTTGTATTTTAGCTATTTCCTTTTGGAGGTATTCAATGTTTAAATCTTGAACAGCGTCATCAGGTAAAGCCCCTAGTTCACCTCTTGGCCATTTGATTCTAAACTCTTCATTCATTTCAACAGAATCTTGCATTCTAATTACATCTAATTGTAATGTCGCTAATGAACCAGTCAATGTAAAATACACTCCTGATATAGTTAGTAGTGTTAGAACGACACCTACGAGACTTTTAACATCTATAGTTAATTGACTCCTGTCGTTCAACGCCATTGGTTTGGTGTCATCACTCAT